ATGCAACCCCCTCTCCAAACCCCTATTCAAACTTCAGTCATCGATGAAGGCACTTGGATAACTCTTGGCAATTTTGTGTTTCTTGCAGTTATCATCATCGTAGGTGCTTTACTAGGAAGTACGCTTAGAACGGGAAAAACTACTGATGACACGCCTAAAAATGAGCTTAGAAGTCATAAGATGGTTGGTATTGGTTCTGCTTTCATTTGTGTTCCTTTTATTGCATCTTTTTTACATTTGAACTACCAAAGCCTTCTTTTACCATTGCGCGGTACAACTGCAGCTACTTTCATTGAACAACTTTTTATGCTTATCTCCCTATCAGGAATAGCATCCTATCTAGGTTACGGTCTCCTTGATAACATCGCGAGCAGAGTTCTTCAGAGCCAAGTCAATGATCTTAACGAAGAACAAAAAGAAACAAAGCATAATGTTGCCTCACTAGTTGAAGAGAATAAACAGATTAAATCGAATGAACGCCGAATAAACCTTGAGCTTTTGTATATGAAAGCTAAAGATGCGGTTGAGTCTGGACAACGCTTTTGGGATAAAGGAAGTGAAGAAGACAAGGTCGCATCACTTAAAAAATATAACGACGCCTTGAAATTCTTGGATCAAGGCTTGCAACTCATTGATGAAAAAGAAGATTATAAGACCTTTGATCGTTTTATGGTACTCAAAGCCTATACTTTAAAAAGATTAGACAGAACAGCTGATGCCCTATTAATAGTCAAAAAACTTCTTGAAAAAGATGAAAAAAACCCGGTCCTTCTTTACAATATGGGTTGCTATCTGTTTCTTACTAAGCAGCACAAAACCCATGATGAGGTTAAAGATTTCATTATAAAGGCTCTAACAATCAGTCCAATAAAAGATGAATATCTCCCACTTCAGAAAAAACTAATAGAAAAAGTCCTAGCCAAACTTGATGAAGACATTAAGGATCTTTTCGATGAGGAAGAATTGTCAAGGATCAGAGAAATGACATCAACCTCACAAGGCTAATCATATAACTGAGCTCCGTTCTATACTTTCTGTTTTACTACTGGAGGTAGCCATGTGCGGACGATTTGCCCAATCACATACACGCGAAGAATATCTGGCTTACCTTGCCGAAGAAGCTGAGCGTGACATCGCCTATGATCCAGAACCAATCGGCCGGTACAACGTGGCGCCAGGGACTAAAGTTTTGCTCCTGAGCGAACGCGACGAGCAGTTGTACCTCGACCCGGTTCACTGGGGGTACGCGCCAGGGTGGTGGGATAAACCGCCCTTGATTAATGCCAGGGTTGAGACCGCAGCCAACAGCAGGATGTTTAAGCCCCTGTGGCAGCACGGTCGAGCAATCTGCTTTGCCGATGGATGGTTTGAATGGAAGCGAGAAGGAGACAAGAAGCAGCCCTATTTCATTCATCGTGCTGATGGCCTGCCAATATTCATGGCAGCGATCGGCAGCGTGCCTTTTGAGCGCGGCGACGAAGCCGAAGGGTTTTTGATAGTGACCGCTGCGGCCGATCAGGGGTTGGTCGATATTCACGACCGCCGGCCGCTGGTTCTGACGCCGGAAGCAGCACGCGAATGGATGCGCCAGGATATAGGCGGAAAGGAAGCCGAAGAGATAGCAGTCGACGGAGCAGTATCCGCCGACCATTTCACCTGGCACCCGGTATCGCGAGCGGTAGGCAATGTTAAAAATCAGGGAGCAGAACTAATCGACCCTCTCACCTGACGACTGGTAGATCTGAAAACCGGGTTGTATAACGTGGTGATAGCATTTCCCTCTTCATCTGCCAAGCTGTCTGGATTCCCTGCCCTGCAAAATACAGAGTTCCCCGTCCGTCTTTCGCATTGAGATGATCGAGAACTTCCATCAATTTCTCGCTGTTCTGCCGGGGAGCGTTATCATCGAACAGGTTTAGCTGGGCCACTCCCTGGCTGTAGAAATCGCCCAGCATCACCCCTGCTTTCTGGTAACGATGCCCATCTCGCCAGATTGCATCAAGACATTTCGTCGCAGCGGTGATTATGTCCCGGCTGTCCTGGGTCGGCGTTAGCAGCTTTACTGTTGCGCTGTTCCCATAGTACGGCTCGTTCAGCGCAAAGGGGCTGGTTTTGACAAATGCGGAGATAAATCTGCAATACTGGTGCTCACCACGGAGTTTCTCCGCTGCACGTGAGGCGTAGCTGCATATCGCCTGCCTCATCTCATGGTATACAGTGATACGGCCGCCGAACGAACGGCTGCACACGATTTCCTGCTTTACCGGCGCGAACTCCTCCAGACCAAGACAAGGCTCCCCGCGCAGCTCCCGCACGGTTCGTTCCAGCACGACGTTAAAATGCTTCCTGATAAAGCGAATATCTGTATCCGCCAGTTGAAGCACCGTTTTGATGCCCATCGACTCCAGCTTTTTACTGATACGGCGCCCCACCCCCCAGACCTCATCCACCGGCAGCAAAGCCATCAACTTCCTCTGCCTTTCCAGATTAGACAGATCCACCACTCCTCCGGTCTGCCGCTGCCACTGTTTCGCCGCGTGATTGGCCAGTTTTGCCAGGGTTTTAGTCTGGGCTATGCCGACACCGACCGTGAGGTGCGTCCTGCGTAAAACCGTCTCACGAATTTCCTTGCCAAAATCGGTTAGATCGCGGCAGTTACGAACACCAGTAAGATCGCAAAATGCCTCATCAATACTGTAAATTTCGCAGCGTGGAGAGAGTTCCTCCAGCGTTGTCATCACTCGGTTTGACATATCGGCATAAAGCTCATAGTTGCTGCTAAACGCGATAATACCGTGCCGGCGAAACATGTCCTTTTGCTTGAAATAAGGCTCGCCCATTTTGACAAAGGGCTTCGCCTCTTGCGAACGGGCGATCACGCAGCCGTCGTTGTTTGACAGGACGACCACCGGCCGACCCTTCAGGTCAGGACGAAATACGGTCTCGCACGATGCGTAAAATGAATTCACATCACAAAGCGCAAACATCTTAGCCAGCCGATTTGATGATGTACGTAACTACCCCGAACACGTCGAGAGTGTCCTCACTACCGACGACTATCGGCGAATATGCAGGGTTCATTGGGTTAAGCTGAACCCGCGGATGCAGCTGCAGCTTCTTAACGGTGAATTCCCCATCCACTGCAGCAATAACGATATCGCCATGAACTGCTGCCCTTGAGCTATCCACAATAAGAAGATCACCTTCCCCTATGCCGGCATCCTTCATGCTGTCGCCCGCGGCTTTGACAAAATACGTCGCACTGGGGTGGTTAACGAGCAACTCGTTCAGATCGATACGTTGCTCAACGTAATCCTGCGCAGGACTTGGAAAACCACATTGCACAAGGTCGCTGTACAACGGGAGCAGCATGATCTGACGTAACTCAACGGGAGTGTTGAACTGCATAATAGTCTCGCTCACATTAATACTGTTTTTATATACAGTAGTTTTAACAGAGCGACATATCAATATAGGCTCTGGCTATCAATTTACGCCATTGACGTAACACATTGATGTAATGAGTAACGAGCGCTTTCTATACTGAACTGTTTGACGGTTTTGCGAGCAGTGCAAATCCAGCATTATGCACCTATACCTATAAGACTGACTCCATAGTAAACAGCTCTTGACGAGTTTTTGTATACGGTTTGCTGAAACGTTCAACAAATTAAACGGGCATAGGGTTGCCTGTGAAACATTACCTGTTAGCCTGTAATAGCATTAATGAGGCCAGGGTGAAATTATCTTTAACCTTCCCATTTTTTACAAGCGCAATAACTTCATCATAAGTATAATAATCACAACCTATAACACCCTCGCTTGATTGCAATGATAATTGAGATGTATCTTTCACTTCACAAATAACAGCCCGAACATTGTCAGCAATCAATCCTGAATCAGTAACCAATTCACCTAACAAATAGCTATTGACCGAAACGAGATTCAATTCTTCTCTAAGTTCGCGTTCGGCGCCATCTATATGAGATTCGCCATTTTCAATAAACCCTCTTGGAAACTCAATAAGCACAACACCATTTCTTGAGTGTTGGATTAATGCGTACTTCCCATTACATTCAGGAATAACAACAACACCGCCATGCTTTTGGCTTATACGCAAGTGCCCGGATTCATTAAAAAACACCGTCACGTATTGATTTTCAACAATAATCTTATTCAAAATTTACAATCCAAGTTTTATGATTTGCTGACTCGCGAATTATCATTATAGTATTGTAGAAATAATATACAACATATGCCAGGTAAAACGCGCACTCAACTAACACTATGATTTCTTTATTACTTACTTTGAGTAAAGACATAACCTCTTTAACTAACATCACAACCGGAAACCCGGAAATAAGAGTCATCCCAAGAATGACTCGATTTTCAATACCAGAGAACATTTTAGCAAGCGACATTTCATGATATTCCTTTTCTTTCTTATCGAAGAAAGACTTAATCTCTAAATTAAGAGCATCTAATTCAAAGATGTTTTTCGATATCACTTTATTAAGCGCTAACGCCGAGTTAGCATATTGCATATGCCATGAACGTAAACCAGACAACGTTCTGATTGTCATACCACTAATCAGGCATATAACCACATTAAAAAAAATAGGGGAGTACGGACTTACCAGTAACTTGCTAATTGCTGAGTATGAGCCGAAATAAAACGATATAACAACCAAATAAAAAGCTATTGCCTGATCACGCTTGGTCGATTGTTCTTTCAAATGTTCATTGCACCGCTCATATACCGAAAGCAGGAAATCTTTAGAGACTGACATCAAACCCCCTATTTATTAACATGTTATGTCCAGTTTAGATAATTCTATACCACCACCGCTTAATGTCACATTAAAAGATGAATGTGTTAAGCATACCCCGCATAACAAAACCCGTTAACCACCTTCAAACACCACAACCAGTTCGCCGGTGAACCGCTTTATTGGGCAGGAAAATATTTATAAATAGTTTTCACCCCAACCCCGATGACATCGGCTACCTGCTGCCGGGTAGCGCCGTTCTCCAGCATTCTGCGGCACCGCTCCACAACCTCAGAGGTCATTACCCGGCGGCGGCCGCCGACTCTCCCCTGCTCCCTAGCAGCGGCTAAACCGGCGCGGGTACGCTCGACGATCAGCTCGCGCTCCATTTCCGCCAGGGCGCTCATGACGTGGAAGAAAAAACGGCCTGCTGGCGTACTGGTATCGATGCTGTCGGTCAGACTGCGGAAATTTACCCCGCGAGCCTGCAGCTCCGACACAAGCGTAATCAGATCGCGCACGCTGCGGCCAAGTCGGTCCAGTTTCCAGACCACCAGCACGTCGCCCGCTCGGAGTCGCCGCAGCGCGCGTTTTAGCCCTGGTCTCCTGGCATTCTTCCCACTGGCCGTGTCTTCAAAAACCAGCTCACATTCTGCGCGGATCAGCGCGTTTTTCTGTAAATCGAGGTTTTGATCTCCGGTTGATACCCTCGCATAGCCAATCAGCATGTTGTAACCCTTTGAAATATCTGATTGTAAAAAGCCGCGGCCTTTCGCTCAAACCCTCGTTTGGGCGAACGCCTTTTTTGGAGCAAAAAACATGGCCCTGACTCCTCCACTCGGCTCGACGACACCAGAGGTCTTGTTACGTAATGCTGGCGATCTTGATCGCGCCATGAACAGTGAAGCTGATACATGGCAAAACCGAGGTGGTGATGAGCTCCCCACCATGAAGGGATATCAGAAACAGGTGGATGCCATCACTGATGATGTTTTTCAGGCCAGGGATACGGCTGTTGAAGCAGCTGCAACGTTACCCACTAAACAACAGTTCCTTGAGCTACAGGTGGAAGTCGACGGTATCACGGCCGATCCTGCAAACGCGATTGCAAACATTACTATTCCGGCGAAAGACTTTGACCTTGCTGTAGGGAGTGCCAGTTTTGGCATGATAGCCAGTCGCCTCGCGGGCTGGCAGTTCACTCATGGGGTAAACGCATCCATCACCAAAATGATAGACCTGCCGTCTCACTGGTCAAAAATGCGTATATCCCTGATCTGGACAAACCTCGTTGCTAACAACAATTTCAATGTGAGCCTTTCTGGTGAGCGGCATAGCTGGTCTGCCGGCGAGTCATTCAATCAGGAGCCAGCAGGTTATGCTGCGGTCGTTCCGGTTAATGGCACACCGTTTATTGCAGTGGAAACACAATTAGCGCTTGATCTCACCGTTGACCCAACACGGCACACTACCCTTCGCATCGGACGAAATGGCGCGTCTTCCAGCGATACCCTGCCCACTGCCATCGCATTACTCGCCGTCAGACTGACAAAGGTGGCTTAAATGAGTGTTTACCAGTCATGGCGGACGGCCTGGCGAACACCAGGCGTGTTAAGAAATTATCCTCCTAATCCACTTTATGTGGATACGGTCAGAGGAAAAGCGTCGGGAAAAGGGTCAGTCGATGATCCAGTGAACAGCCTCGGTCTGGCGCAGGGGCTATGCCTCGGTCTTTCCGATTATGAAATCCGGATTATTGCCCCGGAAGGTTCTCCGCTACGACAGGAAGTCGTATTTAACACCACCGAGAATGTGACCTTATCCGGCGTTGATGGCGAACCGTGGTACACCTTTGGATCAGAAGAACATACATCCGGGTGGACTCAGAACGGCCAGATTTTCCAGAAAACACTGGGGTATACCTCAGTGCTTCAGGTTGTGGTCACAACAATGACGGAGACGGTCGGGGATCGACACGACTTCCTGTATAAGCTGGTTCAGAACACCGGGGCGCCCACCACCCCGGCGGCGGGTGAGTATGGATATACCGGAGGCATTATTTATATCCGGTTACCTGATGATTCCAGTCCAAACCTGCACACCATTGAGGTTTCAAGGCGAAATTTCGGTGTTAGCGCGATTGGTTTCGGGATGCTGACGGTAAATGACTGCGTCGCGCGCTACTGCATGATCAACGGCATTTCCTGCGGACTGTCCACGCAACCGGCCGGGACGGGCTTCCTGACTGTCAATAACTCCGTTATTGAGTACTGTGCAAATGCCGGTGTTGGTGGTACGGGGCGAAATGAGTTGATCATCTGTAATAACGTGCGCGCCTGGCGTATTTCAAATGATGGCTTCGGGCAGCATGCGCCTGTAGGCGGTGCCGGAAAAATGATCCTGAATGGCTGTAATGGTAGTTATAACGGCGATCAGGCCGGTCAGTCTGCCCAGGGGGCTTCAAACCATGAGTTTACGAAAATGGTAATCAATGGAGGGACATTCAATTTTAATGTCTCAGGCGGAATGGTGACTATTGAAAATGCGCAGTGTGATATTCACGGCGACACAAAATACGGGCCTGTTGTGATGGACGGGAATATGAGGCTGGGGAATACGGCAGGAACTATCGCCAGCCAGGCTGGATGCGCCTGGCTGAACTATGCCACAGGGATAGTGACGGGAGATGTAACCGTTAAAAACGGTCATGGTGTGGGCGTTCGCCGTGGGCCAGATGCCGTTGTGGAAGGTATCGCAACCATCCACTCAGTCAACAACGCGCTGCCGGATATCCTGTGAGGTAAAAATGACAGTATGCAGATTATGTCAGTGTGAGCCAATGGTGATGACAAAGCCGGAAACTGACGGTGCGATCAGTTTCTATGTTTATTACGTCGAGTGTTCCGGATGTGGTGTTGGTACTAAACGATTTTCGGAACAATCATTCAATGCAGAAGAGGCGATTCAAAACGCTCAGGCACAGTGGGCGCTGATGAATGCAGAAAAAGAGGTTGTGAGTAATTAAAAAATCCCCCGGAGGCACACCGGGGGAAAGGTGATAAATGACATTATTGCTGTGTGCGTCTTTGCGCACGGTGTATCTTCTAAGAAAATTCCTGGTGTTTCCAGATTTTTCTTGCCCGGCTCAGTGCAGCAGGTTTAAGGCAGCGACAATGGACTGGTATCTAACCTACCAGTTTCTGAAGGGCTGCAAGCCGATCGGTTATCAGTGAGGAAATACGCACGGGACCCGCGTCCGCATTGAGGTGGATGCGGGACGGATTTGTATCCCCCTCGGTTAACAAAAAACTGGTGCTATTGAATTTTGTCCAGCCACAGTCAGCGTTAAGGTCTATTAGGGGGAATCCATATCGCAATGCCACGGCGCGTATCGCCGCCGCATAGTCAGAAACCCGCCCATACTGATTCGTCTCCCCATCAACCCACGCCCCCGTCCTTCCTGAATCATAGTCGCCGTTGAACGGCGTGGCCCACAGGATAGGTTTTGTTGGGGCCCGCGCACGCAGTTTCTGAGCGATGATGTTCAGCGCGCCGTAAACGGTGGTATTCACTGAGTCGGTGATACTTCCAATCGGAATATTTTGCGCCCAGTCGTTTGTTGCCCACGGACCGCAAATCCACGCCGCCGCCGATGTATCCAGAGCATTAATTCGCACATCGTCGCACATGCTGATTTGCGTTGATGAGCTATCCGGTTTGGCTATTTTCGATCCACCGACCCCGTGATTCAGAAAAGTGCAGCCCAGTTCCGCCGCGACAAGAGGTTGCCATTTGTTATAAGCAACGTTGCTATCACCCATCACATCAATGACTTTTCCAGACCACGGACTGACCGTGCTACCACTGGGAACAACTACATATTTTTTGGCAATAATGGGGACGGCGATACGGGTGGTGATCCCGATTTTGGCGGTGCCGGAAGGAGGTGTTAGCTCGTAATCGGTGTAGTCCACCGATTCTGTAGTACCGTTCCCTTCGGTGCCGATAACCGTCCCGGCACTGTTCATATACACCGCGAGTGAAACTCCACTGCCGTTAACCCTCGCTGTGACTTTCCAGCGGTCTCCTGCTGTGTAATTAAAAATTGCACAGTCAAATGCAGCATTTACCACCACACTGCCATCAGCACGGTTTATATATGCTCCTGAGGTAATCGTGACGTCCTGTTTAATAAAATCATATACAAGAGAGTCCTCTATTGTCTGTACCCTGACATCCAGAGAATCGATCGATGCCAGTACTGTGGCCGTCTCAACGACAGCAAGTTTTTTAACAGCAATTTCCGCAGAATTACGACCGGTTATACCGATCTGTGTAGTCCCGGCAGGAACGTTCAGACGATAATTTGTATACTGCTGCGGAGTTGCCGTTCCTCGCCCTTCAACACCCAATACCATCCCGGCGCTGTTCATGTACACGGCCAGAGCAGTCGCCGATCCTGTCACAAGGGCTGTCACCAGCCAGCCATCCCCATCGGAATGCGGAATGATTGCGCAGTTCAGCGCAGAGTTATCAGTGATGGCCCCTGTAGTTGGGTTGATAAATTTCCCGACTTGCCAGGCAGCTGCATAAGCATAACCAACAGAAATAGCCCCCTGCAGCGCATCGACGCGTAATGTTAACCCCGAAATACCGGATGATATGACGGCTGACAGATAGGTTTTATCCGGCGTGGCGCGAACAAACTCAGGCTGAATAGCCCCTAACGCAGCAGCATAAGCACCGACCTTAAATATCCCCGCCGTAGTATTTTCAACCCGGATCCTGACGTAGGATGCGCCGGATGGAATGACATCTGTGATAACCGGAGTATTTATACCGGCGGACAGAGCAAGCTGTGATTTAGACGAAATAACAGCGCCCGCGGTGGACATCCAGAAAATATGGAACTTAGCACCGGCATCCTGGAACCACGCCAGCACGGAAAAGGTTAACTTATCACCAACCCTTACAGGCAGGCGGGCAAGGTCATAATATTTATCTGCAGACCATACGCCGGAATACTGTGCCACTGGAGTCGGTAACGGAATATTGGCATCAGTAGTGCTGAAAGAGACCACTGCTCCGCGATACCAGTCCCACGCACCGAATTTAGGATCATTTGCTGAATATTCATTCAGAGCATCAAACAGGATGTTCGCCCCGCGTAGCGAAGAATAAGATGGCATTTTCCGCCCGGTAGGCTGCAGCGTACCGGCGTTATTGATCACTTCTACAGCTAACGCGCTGTCATCCGGGCTACGGTAATACGTGGTCGACCCCACCGGAATATTCGCGATATCCGCCTGCGCCGCTGCCAGCGTCGCATATTGGCGGCTGAGAGGAATCAGATTCTGTCTTGTCTCCTCTGTAAGGGCTTCATTCTTCGCCATCATTCCGCGCCAGGTATCCAGCTCAACGCCAGCGCGATCTGGTTCAGTCAGCGCATCTCCATTGACCAGCTTATCCAGACGCTCAGCGTTATCAAGCAGCACAGCGGGAGACGTGCTCCCCAGCTCCGGGTTAAAGGCCATGTTTTTTTGCTCCAAAAAGAGGCTTCGCCCAAACGAGGGTTTGAGCGAAAAGAGTTAATTAGGGGTTGTTATGGGGTATTAAGCGACGTCGCCGGGGTATGTGGCGTCGTCGTACTGGTAGAAAATTTCTTTATATTCAGGTGCAGTAATCTGACAGTTGCTGTCACCCGATGGGGAAACCTCCTGGACTATCCCATGCCGCGCACCAGTTTCACTGTCGCAGAACAATAACTTCGGCAGGTCAATATCTGGGTCGTACATAATCCAGTCGTCGGGATGCAGGTCGTCGTTGTACGGTACCGTCAGCGTGAAATCATCTACCCGTTGCGGCGTGAGCATTCGCGATGATGGTCGACCGTCCTGAAACTGTATCCAGCAGCGAGGATTCGCGTAGCTCCAGTCCAGTGGCTCCGTGACGTGCAGCGTAATTTCCTGGAAGTCGTAAATCATCGCGTCAATCAGGCAACTTTGGGTTTTCCCGGTTGGACTGTCGTCGGACAAAATGATGTGATCACCGAAGTCATGACACCATCCCAGCATTGAAGTCGTAGCCGTATACGTTCGGCGTTGGTGGAGATATTTCATTAACCGACGCATCCCGATACGCCAGGCGCGATCTGCAGTCATGGCAACATCAATGGTGTATGCCTCCGTTTTGCGCGGAAAAGGATTTTCCGGCGTCCGGCACTGTACGGTTTCCTCCGCCCAGGTCACAGGGTTGATATATTTCACATCCACGCCATCAAAATCATCCTCCGACGGGACCCTGAATGACGTCTGCATTTCCTCGACGGTATCCTGAGGAGTAATGATCCCTGTCCAGCTTTTGACGCCCTCTCTCCCGACAGAAAGCAACCCGTCAGACAGCAGAAAATACCCCATGCCAGCCTCTGCAATTTTGTCGAAAATATCCTTTGCTGACGTGCTGTCACTGCTTGCCTGGTGATCAAAATATTCGCCCCTTGGCGTCCAGTAGGTCGCCTCCAGCGTACTGAGTGCCGCAATGTCGATCTGGTCGTCGCGATAACCCAGACTGCGGGCAAGATGCAGGAACGCACCGCTGATTGTCCTGTCACCACCGCCATCATAATTCCGCGTGGCGACAACACTCACACGCTTGTCTGACTGCGCCGCCAGCTGGCCGCCGGTTTCAACCGTGATCCCTATTGTTGATATCCCAGCGTAGGAGGTCGGACGGGAAAGCAAACGACCTCTGAGCGCCTGCCAGAACATGCTGTCTCTCGCGTTGTTGCTCCCCTGCTCGTTACGGCGGCGGCATCGAACCTCCACCAGCCCGGGAGAGGACAGATCAAAACGCTCTGTAAAACCGAGGCCATTAATGTTTTTAAGCGCGTAAACCCCTGGCTTACTCGTCCACCCTGATCCGGAACCATAAACGCGATACTGGATTTCATACTCGACATGGCGGACACGCTTATTCCCGTTGTTCTGGAACCCACAAATTCCGTTTGGGAAAGCAAAGTTGACCTCGAAGGCGTCCACAACTTCATTTTGCGGGCAGGCCAGAAAGGGGCCTAGCCAGGTTTCATTATCGTTAATACCAGACGCGGCAAAATCCACGACGGTACGGGTCATAAAGCCTGACCAGGTGCTGTCAACGACACCGTTAACCACACGCTGTACGGTCGCAGAGGGGCCATCAGTAGACGCTATCTGGTATTCGGTGCCACGGTGCGCCAAGGAAATCCGCTGGGTGCCTTCCGGCAATCCGGAAAAGGCAGTGCCAGAATCGTATGCCAGCGTCACGCTGGCTGTTACCGCAGGGCTTCCGCCGCTGGATGCTGTACCAACTGTAAATACCGGGCTGTCGCCAAATACTGACGCAGGCAGGAATGATGACGTAATGGAACCGCCACGCCAGGGGCTGGAGATCTCCACGATACGTATCACGCCGCCATCATCCTGAGCAATGAGCCCCGAACCAGTCAACCCGCCGTTAATCGCTGCGAGCAAGCCAGACATTGTGCCGTAGTTGGCGACCAGAGATATGGTATAGGTGATACCCTGCCAGGTCAGAGCAAAGGTCTGGCTGGTTGTCGTAAAGTCATACGTTGACGGCGAGGCACTGGCGCGTAATACCGCAGTCGCTCCCCCTGTTCCCGGAACGGCGTCCTGGTGAGGGGTATACGTGGCGATCTGCAGGTCATAGTCAGTACCGTTAAACGTTAGGGTGACAGGCATTCCGCTGAATGGCGCAATCTCTGACACGACGTCGCCTGTCAGCACGTTAAAACCGCCCTCGATGGATACCTGATAATTCACTGGCGCTTTCAGGGTGACAATTGCACCGGCGATCCAGCCTGGAGGAAGTTTGTTCTCATCCTCGTCTTCATCATTATCATCATCGACATCGAGGCCAGAAAACGAGACAGAGGCACCGCTGACGGTCATGGCATCAGCAACGATATCATTGGCTTCAGGGGCAGTCTGAGCCATATCTAGGCCGCTGCCGCTCGACGTTCCCCCAACTTCCGTTGAGTTGAACCATATCTCGCTGCGACGATCCCCGGCCACATTATCGCCGGGCTCATAGCTGGTATATGAAAAGCCCTCGCCTAAGGTCAACGCCGGGGTTTCTCCTACCCGAAAATCTCCACCGGTATAGGAGAAACGACCATACCCAAGGCAGACAAACATTTCTACCGTCATTCTGGTGGGATCCGCGGGGTCGAATCGCGTTACCGGCTGCACCAGGTAATCCGGGTAAACCCGGTTTCGCCCAAAAGCCTCCCTAACGGGATCGCCAAGCTTCGCTGTATTGGCCCGCGCCGGGTTCAGATCCAGCGATGAAGCGTTACTGGATGAAAAGCCGCCCAGCTCTGGTTTTGGGGCAAAGAATAATGCATAGGCCGTAGACGCAATGGATACGGCCACCGAAACCCACGCGGCAATTTCAAGACCCGTGCCATAAGGAATGGGATATATCCGCACGTCACTGTCTGGCCGCAACAAACATAACGGCCATTCCGCCGGGGGGACTGCCTGGCCGTTCAGCTCGATCACGACAGGATGAGTTTTATCCTGTGAATAGCTCGGGACATTTCTGCACATCCACTCATGCAGCGTCAGCACACCATGCTCGTGCGTTTCAAGGGGTTCACCCGGTAGCCGGGACGGGTAAAACTTTATCGTCATTGCCAGAACTCCACGCGGTTAAAGCGACGGATAAATCGCGACAGTGGCAGAAACGTAACCCCCGAGCCTGGATTGCATTCCGCGACCTGCAGCTGGTTATCGAGCATTACAACGATCCCGACATGGGAAACCGTTGAGCCCGAATAGCAAGCCACTCCGGCACCTTCACAGGGTTCACAACGTTTCAGCGAAAGCATCAGCTTTCTCGCTTCCCGGTCGAGGCCCCCGCCGTCTTTGGTCACACCTGCAAAATCCGGCCATTCAGGTAGCCCCAGGTCGCGACGTATCTCATTTACAATGCCGAAGCAGTCGAGTAGCGGGTAGGCTCTACCGCCCTTCTGCCATTTAACAGAACGGTATTTATCAGGATTAAACATATTTGCCTCAGGTTAGTAACGTAAGCCCGGATGTTCGGCGAGGTTGTAACGTTTACGGGGCCAGGCTGTTTTGAGGACATTCATATAGCCTGCCGTGACCTGAACTGCTGTCGGGGTCCAGGAGCCGGATTTGATATCGAGCGTATACGGTGATGATGCCGGAGCAGACAGATCGGATGAAATGTACCGCCGGAATGTCAGCGTGGCTGATTTCATTTCATCCAGAATTTTATCGATCGCCTCTGAAACCCGTCCGTCAATATTGCTGATAGCAAACTTTAAATCCTGTGTCCCGTCGGCGTTCCTGGCTGGTAAGGCGATATCTATCGCGCTGGCCTCAAACGTCACCGGCTGACCATTTTCCAGCGTCACTGAAACGTCATCCCAGCCACTGGTTAGCCAGTAGTTATCATCTCCTGCCGATATCTGCAGCGTATCGTGAATAACCTCCGATCCGCTGCTGGCATATAGCCGCTCAAGAATTGTCATGCTTCGGCCACTCTCTGTTTAGCGCAATATCCAGTAACGACTGGCCCGCCAGCCATTCCGGGTAATTTCCCCAGCCTGAAGGCGGTAACGGGCGCTCCCATAATTCCAGCGTTGCGCTGTACTGCCAGTATTTTGGCGCGACCAGCGTCGGCCCTTCGTAAATATCCACGAACCTGGCTTTATAGGGCTTTACCCCGACTGGAGTCTGGAGTTTCAGATAGAACCAGGACTGGCCATCTTTAAGCGCATCCCTGAAAAACGCCTCAAATACCTGCGCCAGAGCATCAGTTTTAAAAATCCATTTAACTGATGCCTGGGTGGGTGTTGAGGTATATCGCCTTCGTTGTTGAGCACGACCGGACGTCATCTCCGTTCGCAGTAAAGGTGATATGGGCTTAAACCCGTACCCGTCCATAAGCGGCATGGGCAGGTATTCATCCGGGTAGAAAATATCTGCCATGAATATTCCCTCCGGGCAGGTCTATCTTGGTTTTTTAGATTGGAGATTTGAATAAATAGCCCGACCGAATTTCTTCTGGGGGTTATTTACTTCGGCGGTTAAGGTGTTAACTATCCGCTGTTCCAGAGCGTCATTCCTTCGCTCAATTGCCTGCATCGTTATGTCATCCGGTTTACCGGTAAACGTACTTCTGGCATCTACGCTGACAGCAATTCGTGGCTGTGCCTGGATCTGGTTAGCCGCGTTCTGTACCGCCGGCGATTCCCGCCCAACAGCTTTGACCCCCAGCGAACCATCAGCGCCACGGGTAAGAGGCATGATGGCTTCCGGCCCGGCCTCGCCGAATACACCCGCCCCTTTCGCGAACGCAAAATATTGGGGAGTGCTGTAAACACCATTGCTGTAGGCAGAAAGTGACGGAGAATCGTAAACTCCTCCGAGAGCGTTGAATGAAAAATTAGCTCCCGCGCTTTGAATAGCGGTACCACTACTTACCGCACCGCTGGCACCGCCAAAAAGACTACCGAACAACCCACCCGCTCCGCCGCCAAATGACGCCATAATCGCTTTGGTGATCAACGCCTGTGTTGCCATCTGGATCAGCGTCTTAATCACCGTTTCACCCAGAGAGATGAAGATATTCGACATACCATCTTTAAACGAAGTGGCGCCCGTCAGGACGCTGGTCAGGTTGTTCGAGATAGAGTTAGTAGTGGCATCCAGAATTTCGCTGGTTGCAGTAGCAGCCATTGAACTCAGATCAGAAGCCTGATCGGCATAGTTCATCAGGGAATCGCTGATCCCTGCCCGCCAGTCTGACTGCTGTTCATCGGTTTTTTTGTAATACTCCTCCTGAATATCCAGGCGTTCGGCAAGCGCTGCTTTAAGCGCTTCCGTTTGCTTTTTATACAGGTCTTCGGAAATCTGCCCACGACTGAAATCACGTTGTAAATCCCGCTGCTGCCTGAGAAAATCAGCGCGAATATCCGCCATTTCCTTCATTCGGTCACGGGCTTTATCCCCCTGTCCCGCGCCGAGGAAATCGATATTCCCCCTTTCCCGGGCGGCAGTATTACTGTCGGCCAGACCTTCGCGGAATGTTTTTAACTGTTCAGCGATATTTTTCTGATCAATAAGCGCCGCATTGTGCAGCAACGTTTCCTTTTTGGATTTTTCAAGCGAAGATAATTCCCCCTGAGTAACCTGATATTTCATCTTTGCCAGCTCAGTGTTTTGGCTGGAAAGAGCAATTTGCTCCCGTTGCTGTTTAATCAGCCGGGTATAGGTATCTTCGGTTTTCTCCGCCTCGGTTTTCCCATGCCTTCCTTTTGGCTTGGGTTTATTTTCCTGGTTGTTTCTCCATTCATTCAGGCCGTTATTAATCAACTCCTGCCGTCCGGTCTGAAACTGTGGGTCGTTAGTTAACCCCAGGTCATCCGCAGCATAACCCAGTCGTGCGCGCTCCTTGTCCTCACCTTTGAGTTTTGAAAGCGCCAGATCACGACGGCTTTTTTCAAGTGCAGCCGTTTGCTGGGTTGTCAGGTCTACCTGTGGTAAGCGTACTGGTGCGTTTACCAGCCCCTGTCGGGCCATGAGAAGATTATTTCCGAGACCCAGCAAACGGTTAAATTCAGTATGCTCACCGTTCATCATTAATAACGATTGATATGCTGAATTCTGTTCTGCAGCCTGCTGCCGGATTAATGCTATTCGCCTGTTCTCTATCCCTTCCAGTACCGACTGGATCGACTCAGACTTAGCCTGCATCTGAGCTAACCTCTCCTGTTCAACGGCCAGAGCGGAAGTCGCTTCTTCCAGACCACGGGTGACCGTTTCGACCGAAGTCAGGTGGTTTATCATGAAACCGCCACTGGTTGTTGGTCCGGGGTTAGACAGGACATACTGATAGCCAGCGATCTCTTCCTTCAGGCTTTTTACTTTAGATGCCTGGGCATCAACAAGACGGTTTTGCTCCTCCAGCGCCTGACGGGTTTTGGTCTCATTATCAGAAACTTCGGGCAGGGACATTGATTTTGTCTTTTCACGGACAGCATCAATGGTGTTTGCATATTCCTGAGCGGATAATCTGGCCTGCTCCTGATTCTGGTACATCGTGTACCAGGCACCGGCACCAAGCAAAACCAGCCCAGGAATACCGCCAACGAGGCCTAATGCTCCCCCCATGAGCCGGGAACCTACAGCAGTAACCGAGTTCAGTGCAGTCTGAGCGGATACTCTGGCCTGAATATTACGGTTAAGTGACTCCTGCGCCAGTGAGAGCCGTTTTTCTGCGGCGGCCTGCGCGTCTGTACCTCGCGCCGCTGCCAGTGCCTGCTGGGCACGATAAACTGCAGCACGCGCACGAGCTGTCGAAACCTGCGTCCCTCTGACCTGGGCTTCAGCTAAAGCTACTTCGCTTTTTGCGGCGTTAATAATCCCAGCCGTTGCAGAGCTGGCACCAAGAGCCATATTTCCCAAATATCGGGCAGCACCAACGGCAACAAGCGCTCCGGCAGCAGTTGCGACCTGATCAATATTGTTGGCTACGCCATCAAGTAATCCGGTCAGGGTATTTGTCGCGCCACTCGCTTCATTAGCTCCACCGACCCATTGCATAAAAGCGTTTTCAACTTTTGTTGCCGACGATGAAACGGTCTGCGGCAACTCACCATATTCATTCCGGAGCTTACCAAGCTGGCTGATGAGGGCCGGAACTACTTTATCAATGGTTAACTGCCCCTGATCCGCCATAGATTTAAGGTCTTTACGCGCAACCCCCATCCCTGCCGCAAGCGCCCGTATAACCCTGTCGCCGCTCTCGTTGACGGCATTGAATTCTTCGCCTCTCAGCACGCCCTGCGCCAGAGCCTGGCTAAACTGAGTGATGACCGAACTGGACTCCTGAGCATTCGCGCCAGAAAGTTTTAAACCAGTAGAAATAGCCTCAGTAATATCCAGCACCTGGCTGGAGCTGTAACCATATTCCCGCATTGAGGCTGCTGAACGGGAAAATAAATTAGCGTTGTCAGAAAAAGATGTGCCCGTTTTCTGGCTGATATCCATCAGCTGTTTTTGAGAGCTGGTAAAATCATCAGTTGATTGAGATGCCTGTTTTAGCCGGGCGTTTACTGAATTCCATTCATCAGCCAGGGATATTAAATGTCCCGTAGCAAAAGCACCAGCAAATGCCCCGGTTAATCCCAGTGCGGTAGCCTTTGCTGACTCCATCTGGTCAGTAAGCTCAGCAACAGAACGGCGAGTTTCCCGAACTGAAGCCGCAGCCTGCCTGCCGCCATTCTGCATTGTTTTATAATAATCAACCCCCATACGTGACGCGCGGGCTATCTCGGTCTGAAATGACTGAGAGTTAGCAGAAACTTTAATGATAAGTTCACGCAGGGTTGCCATTTCATTTCCTCAGAAACAAAAAACCCCACATTGTGGGGCTTTTTTATGATTTCAATATTATTAAATTAAACCAGCTTTTTTCCTTGCTTCTTCCAGATAATCTTTTTCTGGTTCCTCTTTTTTATGAGCAAGTGCAATCAGAAGATCAATTTGAGCACTTTGCTTTTCAGAGATTTCTTTAAGCATAGCGATCTGATCATTAGCTCTTACGCTTCCTCTGTTCAGGAAATACCAGATAACAAGATCAATAAGGCGAGCAAAAACAAATAATAATATCCAGCCAGTAGTAGTCATTTAAAGCACTCCGTGTGTCAAAAAAACAACATAACACCTGTTATGAGTGGCATCCACACGAATTATTACTGGCTATGCTGACGCAGCCAGCAGCGCCGCTTCCAGCCCTGCAAAGGGATCGCCGCCGTCGTTTACCTCAACCTCTTCTGCGCTCCACTGAAGCTGAGCATCTTCAATGGTGACTTTACCGCCCTGCGCTCCGTAAACCGCAGATACCAGCTGAGCATTGAGAATATCGCCGCGAATATCGCCGATTGGGCTGATACGGTCGTATTCAGCCCACATCCTGAATTCGCCGACCGTCATGGTTTGTCGCAGTTCGCCCAGCGTGCGGCCCATCCGGAGCGCCAGCACCATCAGGAACTGCATGCCAGGCATTTTTACTTTGCTTTAGCATCATCCGCGTCACGAATGAGATCAAGTGCCTGCTTCAACAGCCGGGAATGCACTGGGCCATAGATCGTTTCAACCTGTTCGGTGTCATCGACAGTAAAGACGGGCTGCAGGTCGGTATCCAGCAAAATATCGATGAAAAGCGTGACGTCGGCCCGCATCGTGCGGAAGGCTCGTTCTGAAGGGGTCAGTTCTGGCGCCTCTGGTGCTTCCTGCCCTTCCGGTGCTTTGGGTTGTTCCGGGCTGGCGATCCCCTGCCAGCGAATCCAGGCTTCTGCTGATGGCTCACGAATGATGACTTTGGCGTTATCCCACTCCGGAACGGAGACTTCTTTTTTACGAAAGCCCGCCATCGGTGCCAGTGCCAGTGCTTTAAGACTCGGTTTTGACATTAAGTTTATCGCCGGTCTCCCGGCGCTCCGTTAATTGATGGTGACGGTGCAATCAGAAGAAGTGATCACAGTGCCATCGGCATCAGTAACCACGCAGGAATAAACCCCGGCATCACCGGATACAGCGCTGGCTTTCGTAAACGTTGCGCTGGTCTGGCCGCTGACCGTCGAGGTGCCCTTTTTCCAGGCGTAGGTATAAGGTGCCGTACCGCCCTGGACGACCACGCCCATAGTCAGAGCGCTTCCTGCCGCGACCGTTTGGGACGCCGGAAGGTCAGTAGCAAACGACATAACTCCTGGGGCGTCAATATTGGTGGGTTTACCTTTCAGACGCAGCGAGAACGTTGCAGCAACAACACCGTTGGTTTGAGAATCCCAAGTGTGCTGACGTACCTCAGCGCGCATCAGGAATCCATTACCAGACGGGAAAATAACCTTAAATCCATAAACCCCGTCGTTATCGTATGCTGCACGAAGTGCATCCTGCGCCGGGTTGCGGTAGAAGTTACCGGAAAGTGACATTTCAGACGGAGCAGGAAGGCCGTTGATATTTTCCGTTTCATCCGAACACAGCGCTGTCACGTCAATATCGTTTTTCTGACCAGCGGTAAAGCTGGCCTGTTTGATAGTGCAACTCAGATTTAACCAGGTTGCCGTATCCAGCTCTGCCGCGGTGACCGGCACAGAGGTAATCATTACTACCGTTTTTTGGGCACGTTCAAATAGTGCTGACATCGCAGCCTCCATAAATGAAAAAACCGCCAGCGGCGGTAGGATTGGATTGGTTTTTGTCAGGCAATAACCGTTATTTCGAGGGTTGCCCGATGAAGATGGGTTGTCGTGTCGTAGCCAGGAATTTTGGTCACCTCGGCAGGGGAAAGAACCTGCAGGCGTGCCAGGGCATCCAGGCGTAACGCCCGGGCTTCGTCATTCGTTTCAGCCCATACATCAACCTGAATGCGCAGTGTCGACTCTGCCTGGCCGCAGAAAACATCCCCGGCAACATCAGTCGGTATCGAGAAAATGATGTAAGGCGCGGGAACATCGGGAAGGCCGTCGCTGCCCAGCGATACCACATACGGATAAACCCGCCCGTCTGCCAGCGGCGACAGCAGGCCATAAAGATCATCTTCTGTCATTTAGCCAGCACCTCATCGATAGCCTGATTCATCCGCTGCATCGCCACCTGCGCAGCCTCTTCCATGCGGGTATCAAAGGCAGGACGAACAAACGGATGTGCTGGCGCCGTAGATGTTCCCAGCTCCACAAAGCGCCAGTAAAACGCATTCCGCTTGTTGCTGGCCTTCATGGTGTTGTCGCTGTTCCCCGTTCGTGGGTTAACGCCACGAATATGCACCCCCGATGAAATTTCACCGCGACGGTGGCTTTTCTGGGTGACAACAACAACGTTTTTCTTCAGTTTGCCGGTTTTCTCCGGAGCGCGATCAATAACCTCCTGGCGGAGCAATTCGGCGCCAGCACGGGTCGAATCCCGGAGAACTTTATTATTTTCGGCCTTGCTGAGCGTTTGCAGATCGCGTGTGATATCCTGCAGCCCGGAAAAATCCAGATTCACATCAATCATTTTTCTGTCCCCTGTTTGCAGAGAATTTCCAGCCGGGTACCTTTGCTATCTGGCACCGGAGGCCCGGTGACATTCAATGTCACTCCTTTGTAGGGGCCATTCAGGACAAGAAGCCGCGATGATGCCGAAATATCTTTGCGATATCGAACCCATACACGAATGGTAGCATCCGCCCTTTCTGCTCCTGCTGTCAGGCTCTCTCGCCCACTGATTCCCTTAACCTCTGCCCAGATAGTGGCGCCGTCAGACCACTCTTCTGTTGGCTGACCACTCGGTGTTCGTGTAGTAATAAAATTACGGATGGTGATCCGATGCCGCATTGGTCCAATTTTCATCATCCCCTCCGGCTAAACACCCATTTGAATTCGCCAGGGATTCAGCAACCAGCGTGCGGGCCCTGGAATATCAGTACTCAGATCATCCCCGCGGTTTTCATACAACCAGCCCACGATAAGAAGAACCGCGCTCTGAATGGAGGGCGTGATGATAAGCGGACGATCGCCAGCGCTTTCATTCTCAACAGCACTATCCAGAGCAGCCTGGTCGGCGAAAAAGCGTCGGTTGAGAAACTGCATGGCAGCATCCTCCGCAGCGGCAAGATACCCCTCCACCATCGTTTTATCGATTTCATCATCCAGCCTGAGATGTTCCATGGCTGTTTCAGTGTTGATTACCGTCATAACCATTACCCTTTGGTTTCGGGGGCGCGGTTCATTTTGTTATCAGGGACTTCACCAACTATGGTCACCAGCCCGTTACCTTTGAGCTCGGCAGCACGTAAGCGAGAGACATGAAACGGATCATCAGCTGGCGTCCTGAAAATGTCGCCATCCATAAAACGCCGGACAGGCTGAACCTGAATAGTCCCGGACTCTGTGGGTTCTGGCGCCGCATTTATACCGTCGGATACAGACGGTTCAGCCACATTTTTTCTGGCCATCACTATCTCCTCAGAAAGAGAGGGCCGCTAAGCGGCCCTGAATTGTCAGCCGCCAGAAGCGGTTACAGTACCGGTGACAAATGCTTCCGGACGATAAACCGCTAACGCCAAACGCTCTTCCGCACGAATGGTGACCATGTTTTTAATAAAGTCATCTTCGTTCTCAGTGGAGAGCAGCACTTCGATATCCATGCGGTCGAAGATTTGCGCAGCCATGTTGAAGGCACCAGTCAGGAAGTTGTTCTGCGCCATAGCCTGTGTTTCCACAACAGGGAGACCCCAGATACGAGGAACACCACCATTGACCGGCTGCGCGATGATATAGCGACCTTCGTTATCTTTGGTCAGCTCGATGCCTGCCCAGTCAATCGGGTTCAGGACAAAACCAGACGCCGGATATTCCGCAAGAACGGCCTGCAGAACAGCCAGGCGAAGACGGTCGATCGGCGTGGCATTGGACAGGGTTAGGGCTGGTGCAAATTCTGTTGCCTGCGGCAGAATACCGAGGATATTCGCACCAGTGCCATCGCCGCTCAGCAGTTGCTGCTCTTCTTTGAAACGAAGACCATACTGAGCGCGGCCATTGATATAGCTGGCCAGACCGGGCGCATCGTCCAGGATCTGACGGGATGCTTTAAAGTAATGCGCAATAGTACGAACCGGCGCACTTTTCAGATCAAACCGAATGTCAGATTTTGATTTCAGGGCACCTTCCGCCACAGCTGCAGCATTATTGGTAAACCCCGTTTCCTGAACGAATTCAATACCGTTAGATGCGGTAGTGCCGGGGATAAGCAGATTACGGATGGTCAGAGTACGTTCCGGCGGGGCGATAATGCCCTGAACACGATCGGAGACCACCAGGCTGTTGGTTGGGCTCGCGCCTGTGCCCGTAGTGGCCGGCACGTTCATAATATCTTTCTGTTCCAGTTTGACGCGGATGCTCTTACGGGCCGAACTGTCCATACCTTTGAACTCTTCACTTTCGACCACCAGCTCACCGAGCGATTTTCGCTGTGCAGGTGCATCGTTCGGGCGGCGTGCGCCTTTTTGCTCCAGCTCAGTGAGACGTTCTTTCAGCTCGTTCTCTGATTAAGGCTTTCGTCCGTTCGTTGTTTCAGTTCCAGCGAAACGGTTTCTCCTGCCTCCATTTTTTTCTTCACGTCTTCGCCAAAGTTTTTGACCTGATCAATCACCATGGTGAGCTGAGTAGAGATTTCGCCAATACTTTGTGGCTGATCATCAGCCGATTTTTTCTGGTACATATAAATCCCTTAGAGAATTTTTGGGAGAGAAAACTGGTTCAGTTGCTGGCGCATCGCCGCAATAGCCGCTTTGGTTTCGCCGTCTTCGCCCCCGGACTCACTCCGGTCAAGCAGATAGGACAGTCCGCGGGAGGCGACCGCAGCGGACTGACTTTTCGAGAAACCTGCCTCTCGCAGGAACTTCTCAAATTCAGGTAAGGAAGGAAGATCACCGTGTGACAATTTCGATTTAATGACGTCGATGCGGGCATCGTCGTTGGCTGGTACGGTAACGATGGAGATTTCAACCAGGTCGAGCTTCGTTAATGTGCGGATCCGGGTTTTCTCATCGTAATTCGATTCCCGAACGTAATAGCCAATGGAAAGGCCCGTAATGGCACGGGTTTTCATGCCTCTCCATGCAGTTTTGGCGTAGGCGGCGGCGTCCAGCCACAAAGCACCTTCACCAAAAAGCCCATGCTTATCTTCTTTCAGGGTTGAGATATCCCAGTTCCCGATGGGTTCACCGGTGCGATGCTGCCAGAGAACAGGGAACGTCCTCCCCTTAGCCCGCGTTTCCTCGATGCTTTCGAGGAATGCGCCCGGCGCCACGACTTCGTTGTAGCTATCCACCACATCGAAGACAGAACCGTATCCAGAAAAAAGGCCGTCATCGTTGACAGCCTTAATATCGAAGTCGAATGCCTTTACTTTCATGGCTGCGTTTTTCCGGTACATTCCGGCGTCTCCTCTGATTTAATGCCAAGCCATTCCCGCAGTGCGTTTTTGGCTGATTCACTGTCGCCGGACTTGCCAAGCTGATCTATCGGCAGCAGGTTGGATTGAACGGTTAGTTGGTCAGCGCCAGGTTTTGGCTGAAGGTTTTCTTTTTGCCGTGCTTCATTGCGGGTCATCAGACCGTTCTGGGTCATCGTTGAGTAAAAAGCGGCACGGGCGGCGCTGTCAGCACGTAAGAGACCTTCGATGGAAAACTCTGCGAAGTACTTATTTCTTTCTCCCGGAGCCAGGAGACTTTTACGAATCGCCTGCTCAATACGGGTCAGCCATGGACGAAGTGAAAACGTTAAAAAGCCAATCAGCATCTGTTCGACGCCACTTCCCCACATCGTCTGCCCCTGGGCGGTATGTCCAATCAACCCCGGCCATACTCTGAACCACCGACAAATCTCTTCGATATTGAAGGCTCTGGACTGCAGCATCTGGGCGTCTTCCGGGTTGAGGTCAACAGGCTGAAACTTCATTCCCGCTTCAAGAACCATCATTTTCCCGGTATTCATGGATCCAGAAAATTGTTCAACCATGCTTTCACGTACTTCATTGCGCTGCTCTTTTTTCAGGATCTGATCCATTGAGAGAACGCCGCTGGGCCGCATACCGTTTTTAAAAACTTTGGCGCTGGCTTCATCTGTTGCCATTGCCAGACCAAGTGTCTGTCGGGCATAACTGACAGGTGACAGGCCCATGACACCATTGGTGCTGAACGCACGGATGTGCATGATGTCCCGTTCATCAATGTTTCGGGATGTACCTGAAGGCCAGTCACGGTAGGCATAAATTGGATCTCCGCTCTTGCTTAAATCAACCTTCATCCTTTCTGGCCTGAGAGGCACCAGCGAGGTAATACGCTTTCCGGTTCGATCGATTTCTGCATAAGCATTCCCCCACAAAAGCAGGCTGGCCATGATCATTTCCCAGAACTCCACTGCAGTCATATCAGCATTGGGTTGATTATGGAGGAGCTCATAAAGCGGGTGATCATTTGCATTCTGGCGACCGCCAGCCGTTTTTTCGTAAAAACCAACAGGCAACGTCGCGATGGTTTCGGATAACAGCCTTACACATGACCACACTGCCGATAACTGCAGGGCTTTATCAACCGTAACGGATTTCCCTGCTGCGGACTGCCCACCAGCATAAGCAGCCCAGAATTCACCGTCGGTAAGGGAGATGGGTACGCCGAGCCACCGGCGAACGGCGCTTTTTATCCGGCCTGGCTTCTTCTCTTTATTCATGGTGACTCACACAATGATGGGATTACTGAAAAAGTCGTCGATATCGCCAGAATCATCCTCATAGCCTTCGGAGGCACCGATTGCCATAGCGCCCGCTACAATGCCGTCGATACGCCCGGTACTTTTTTTCTTGGCAAAAATTCGGTTTTCTTTCTGATCAGCTTCCGTCACTGCTGAAGCCGCATTCCAGCGAAGACAAGGGTTCGTCCTGATGATAATGACGCTGTCATCAAGCAACTCTTCAAACAATTCGATGGAGTGAGGCATCCACAGCCCGGAATCTTTCGCTTTGTAATACCCTTGCCCATGAGGGATTAAGGGAACAGAAACCGATGCTTCCTCAAGCTCCGGCTCAAGATATTTAATGCGATACTGGTCGAAGGCGATGGCCTTGATATCGAACTTCTCCGTCAGATCGGCAATACGCTGGGCAACAAAGCCGTATTTCACCGCTTTGCCTGGCGTAGTGTGGATGTGACCATCGCGCTCCCAGGCGTCATAAGGCACCCGGTCTGTTTTAGCCCGTTCGAGCAAGGTATCTTTGGGTGTCCAGAACTCCACCAGCAACTTGCGTTGTTTTGGAAAAAACAGCGCCAGGGCAGTCAAATCACGGGATCCGGACAAGTCCAGGCCACCGTAGCATTCCTCACCCTCCAGCTCATCTGGATCATAGTTTTCCTCACATCCCATCCAGACATCACTGCTCATCCACGGGTTAGCCGCGTCAACCCACTGACAGAAGTTGAGACGCCTGACAATACTCTCTTTCGAAGGCATCCCCCGGGCCTGAGTCACCTGCTCACGAAGATAGCTTTCTTCAAAGGTGTGACCCAACGAGGGGTTAGCCTTTTTCCAGCAGGACTCATCCTTGAAAGGATCGTCACCTTCATCCAGAGAACAAATAAAGGCGAAAAAACTGTCATCTTCTATCGAACCGGCAGATACCTTTCTACCGTATTCGTGATAGTCATAGCAGACGCTGGTTTTATCGTGTCCACTGTTCGTGATCATAAAAATGAGTGCCTGCCGGCGACCTTTAGTGCCGGCGCGCATCATTTCAACAACCTGATTGCTTTTATGCTCGTGAACTTCATCAATAAGAGCGCAATGTGGTCGTGGACCCGACTGTCCGTCATCTGAACTAATTGGGCGAAAGAATGAACCAGCCTGAAGAAAAGCCAGGTTCCACTCTTTGCCGGCGCCGCCAGATTTCTGTATGCGTGCGGAAAGAGCCGGAGACTGATCGACCATCGCCACCGCATCACGAAAGAGGACCATTGCCTGGTCTTTTTTCGTTGCAGCAGCATAAACTTCAGCACGAGGTTCTTTATCCGCAGTGAGACAGTAAAGACCTATCCCGGCAGAAAGGGGGGATTTGCCAGATCCTTTTCCTGATTCCACGTAAACCATTCGGAACCGGCGAAAACCTCTGGCATTTTTCCAGCCAAAAATCGAACCGACGATGAAACACTGCCATGGCAGCAGAACAAAAGGCGCACCTTCAAAATCGCCCCCATTAAGCTTGAGGACTTTCGCAAAATAATCAATGGAGCGCTGTGCTGCCTCAACATCCCAATGGAGCCCTCGTGCATGGCAAGATTCAAGATCCCTGAGGTGTCTCTGGCAGGCATTTCGAATGTCAGGACCGGCCAGTTCTTTTCCAGAGGTTACATCCTTTGCATACTGCGTTGCCGGATCAACCGAAGAACTTGTCGAGCGTGTCTTCTTCGGGGGTTTCGCCATTCACTTTCACCTTCGTCCTTGCCGCTGGTGTCAGACCGAATTCAACCAGGTAACTTTTAAAACGACGGTCAGCATCAGCCAGCATTGAAACTGCCGGGTTGGCCTTTATCAGAAAACCACCCTCGGTCTGGACGGTATAAGTTCTGCCCTCTACAGCGATGGTGTCGCGCAGTTGCAGGATATCGGCATAAATATCGCAAAGCCTTTCAAGCGCCAAAGTATCTGCAACGGTGAGAACACCCATACCATCGAGAAGCACAGTCAGCCGACCCCATGCCACCTTACCCCAGTCGGTAAGATGAGCTGGGGGGCCTGGAATTTCTTTAGCTGGCGTGGGTTCTTTATCGTTGAGTTTTCGTTTGCCCGGGTTGCCGGTAACCACTTTGAGGTGGGTCGGTTTCGGGCGTCGTCCTGCCATCGGAACCTCCCGGAAAAAAACTTTTCATTTCGCGGTTGTGCACAAAAAGGACTGGCGGCGGTCATTTGGGTTCGAGGTTCTGAACTTTTGCCCCGCCCCTCCCCCCTCAGATGAGAATCGATATCATTTGAATGCTAATGATTTCAAATGACAATCACTTTTGAAGTGTATTGATAATGGTTATCACTTAAACCAATGAGAAGCCGGGTCCAGTGGCATCCCATTTTCATCACAGCCGATGACGGTGCCGCGCTTCTCCATTCTTTGCTTCGTGGAGTCATGGTGCTGCTTACACAGCCCTTGCCAGTTCTTCCGGCTCCAGAAAAGCTTTTGCGCTTTCGCTATTTCCTGGCTGTCACCAGAACGCAGGGCCTCTTTCAGTTTGTGAGGGGTGATGTGATCAACCACCGTAGCTGCTGTCACCCTGCCTTGCTCCTGGCACATGACGCATAAGGGGTGTGCACGAAGGAAGATAAGACGCTCACGGTCCCACTTGCTGCCGTAGATGCGGGGCTCTTTGTTCATGCTTCCGGCCTATTGATTGTCAAAAAAGAATAATCCGCTGGATTCCTCTGATACATTCCCGAGAACCCGGAAAACAACACCCCTTAAAACTTATATAAAACTCTGTCAATGGCGCTTTACCGACACCATTTGCAGAGCTTTATAAAATAGCCTGTGCCTTAGCCGCTCGCTTCTGTGCTGGTATCAAACAACGCCAGCGCCTCGGTCGATTCCTGAACTGCTTTGATGGTCCGCGCCACCACTTCGGATTCAGTTGTCACGCGACTGTACTGCTGGATGAACAGCTGATATTTGAGCTGGCTATCCTGAACGAACGCAATCGCCTCTTTTGCGGCTGCTGTGTCGTAGTTCAGGGTGGAAAACAGATTCAGTCGGATCTGTTCTGCTGGTGTGATCTCTGACATGTCTTACCTCTGTGCGATGTGGGGAGCATTATCGAAGCCACTATTCGAAGTGTCTTCTGAAATGCCATCAAAAAAGCCACCTGGTTAGAGGTGGCCTTTGTGATGGCTATATGCGTCACTTTGTAGGCAATGGCATCCATCGTAACACTTCGAACTGAGAATGAGCTATGGTGCCAGTGAATCCGAAAATAGCTTCTTTTGGCTTCCCAAAAACATCAAAGCAACCAATGGCAATTCCTTTATCCGTATCAAATATGACCATTTCAAATGGCCCAGGGACCTGATCTTCAATGTTAATCCATTCCATATCCGCACCTATGTCTTAATGTGTTGATTAATATTAACACAAGGAAGGGAGATATTATCGAGCCACCTCTGGAAGTGGCTCTGTAATGCCTTACTTCACGGTTTCAATGGTCGAACCGTGGCTGTTGGTGATGTAAATCTGATCGCCCTTGTACAGGAATTGGTATCCAACACCACCAAGCTCAGGGATGTCCGGGAAAGCTGGCGAAGGAATCCCTGAACAAATAATGGCAATGCAATCAGCCCGGTTTGCTCCAGTACGCTCGACCGTTAATTGATGCTCATCGCCAACTGGTTTCGTCATATCTTGGTCCTCATAGGACATCGGGATATGCTCAATGATGTCAGGCGCCATAACATCCAGTTCATCAGCAAGAGCAAAAGCCTGACGCCATTGCTCAGAGCCAGGGCGAGCAACGGTGATTTCTTTTGCCTCATACAATGAGGTGGCGTTGTTAATAATCTGCTTAACGGTAAACATTTTCTTCTCCTGCTTCTGGTAATAAAAAGCCCCGCTATTGCGAGGCATCGTATTTACTTGTATTTGATATTTATTGCCAACGAATCAACCTGGTAATCCGTCGATGTAGCTAAATATAAAACTGGCATCCATCATATTACTTTGATTAAAGCGGCTTCTTTTTATTGCCTCAAACCCTTCCTGCTTACTAGGCCAATTATTGCAACAATCATTCATATTGTTGTTTTTTTCAAACCACAGTTTTTTGAAACTGAACTCTTCAGCAACCTTTTCAAAAGCAACAACTGTTTTCTTCTGAGTTCGTGTAGCAGTGATGATCACGTTGCATCCCATCTCAGCTAACTCTTTGGTAGATTTTTCAACCTGAGAGCCCAAATCCCCCAAAGTGGATATCCCAATCTTAAGTCCATCACGCTCAAATACAGCTATAAGATCCTTTTCTCCACCAGGGTGGGGTTTTGCTGCCATAAAGGATGCATAGCGATCACTTTGCTCAAACAGTTTTATCAGAAATATTAGCGTTTCACTTTTTCCCCTGTTGCTGGAACCGAATACACCCATCATTAAGTTCATCTTGCAGCACTCCTTACTGTGTCGTCTTCCCTGATATAATGCTCATGCTGTGTTGATGCAACAGTTTTTATTAGCTATTAGTAGCCTTGTCGGTTTGTTGCGGGCAGTTCACCAGCACTGATTTGTTGTGCGCCAGAATGTCGCGCTTGGTCTGCTTGTCCAGCACGTCGATATCGTGGTCGGTCAGGTAGATGATCCGCACCCAGTCGCAGGCGGTGTCGATGACTTCAGGTTTTGCGGGTAAAGCTTTCGCGCAGCTCCCGATCAACATCGTCATCAGGCATATGGCTAACAGTCTGCTGTACATTGCTGGCCCCTTTCGTGACTTCCGCTTTGCGTTCTGCCGCTGCGACGCTGGCAGCTGCGTTCACTTCGGTGCGCTGCAGCTCTGCTTTAGCTTCTGCTTTACTGGTTCCGCGTGAATGTCCTAACCCAAATGCACCAGCGATAATGGCCAGCAAGGCGGCGACCAGACCCATAATCATTTCAATCCCCATCAGAACCCCACACCAGAACTGATTTAGCTTTGAGGAAGCGAGCGCGACGGTCATCAATACCATTCTGCCCACCGTTGATAATCTGGGTCACTCGCTCAAGGTCTCCGCCCCATTTGAGGCAACCATTCGTCACAAAGAACCATGCTGCGCTGCGAGCGGCATAATTGTCCTGAGCCAGTAGTTCTGGCTGAGCAACTAAATCGACCGTTAAGGCGTCACCGCAGGTTCGGTAATTGTTCAGCCCCGTGACCTGGATAATTCCGCGACCACGATAGAGCCAACCATCACCGGCGGCGTTGTTACCCATCCGCTTGCTGTACACCAGATTGGCAATTGCACGCTGACGCTGTAATGGGAGTGAAGGTTCGCTCTGCCGGCGCCCAAGTGAATTGGCCTGATCCTGCGTAAGGCGTTTGGCTTTAACAAAATTAGCCAGACCTGCAATGCTGTAGTTAAAACTCTCGACCAGACGGCTGAACCCGGTGCTTTCATGCCCGCACTGAGCAATAAACATCGCCTGAGCCAGGGGAGTGGTAATACCGGATTCTTTCATCGCGGCTGTAATATGCGGATACCAGCGCGCAGCTAACTCGGCGCTTATACCAGCCGCCTTTTGAAATTGTGATTGGTTCATCAGTGCCTCAGTGCATCAACCAGACGTGCGACGTTCCCTCTGAACCAGAGAACGGCACCGCAGATAAGAATGTTTGCCAGCACCACCAGCCAGTGGGATGACTCATATAGACCAAACAGGAAGCGGAACGGGATACTGGCATAAACCAGCACCATGAGATAAGCCAGAACAGATATTCCCGGTCTGTGCCGGGAGCCACCACGCTGGTAGAACATCAGGGCCAGAACAATTACTGCGCAAATGACTACATTCGCCAGCGCTGAAGGATCATTTACCACTTGAACCTCCTCCCCGGAACCGGGTAAGCATATTGAACAAGCTATTCAGGTCCTGGCTGTTAAGGAACGTCAGCACTTTAATGATCATCGCCGAAAGCAACACGGCGCCCAGTGCGTCAAGCGGGCGATCGCTGTAGCCGGTCCAGCTTGATAGCTTTGAGCCCACCAGTCCGGCGCCGAGAACGCCAACAATGAATGACGTCATGAAGTAAGCCACCAGCTTTCCGCGGGATATGTTAGCTGCCGTGGCCACGTAAAAAACCGCCCCGGCGAACGCACCAAATACAACGCCGTAATCTATTCCGGTAGCCAGACCGAACATGCTGGCCCCCATCAGGCCGCCGGCCGCAACTGAAGTACCAGAGACAGGATCGGACATTTAGCCCCCTCTATTGCTGTGAGTCCTCTCATAAGCGAGGGGAATAAAAAAAGCCTGCACGATGGCAAGCCCTAAATTGATTTAGAAATATTCAGCGACGGTACATTGGGATTTGAAAAACCAATAAGCAGGGCTGGTCTACTACCTTTTTTTGGTGTTATGCTTTGCCATCTCGATATAGGTCGACGTTAACCTTGTCTTGCTCATCTTTCGATTTAGATGCGATATTAAAATTAGACATGCTTATGGCTCACATTTCCAGATAGTATTTTGCACCCCACTACCTTTCGGTAAGTTCGGGTTCATATTAGCGCTATGGAGATAAACTGCTTTCGATTTGCCATATTGCTGGCACGCCTTAACAGCTGTGTTATGCAAACTATCCAGTCCGTACCAAGCATCGGACTGAATACTGACCTTTTCACCATCATTATACTGGACTGCTGCGCACCCCGACAGAGCACCTATAATCACAACACCTATAAACAGTCGAATGCTTTTCATTGCGTTCCCCTACGATTACTGAGGCGGATTATAGGGTATGCAGCAAAACCTTTCGAGTGGAATATGAGAGCCAAAACAGCCCTAGAACAAACAGTCATTGGGTTGAGGGATCTACCGCGCACCCTACGAATCTCATCTGAGTATCAGCGCCACAACAATGACGACTAATAGCACCAGATCTAGCAGCAGCCCCGCCAGTCGCCAGGCAACAAGTAACGCGATAGTGAACAACACCCAGAAACACAGCCTGCGCAGCATGGTTATTTACAGTTGGTGCCGAGCACCCGGCTTAGGTTTTTCAACAGGACAGTCGAGGCCGTTTCCAGCATGTCATCACCCGCATCGTTATTGGCGACCACGAGCGTCTTAGTGCAGGGCACCTTCACCTTCGAATCGCTCAGCCAACCGGATTCGGTCACCGCCTTTTTCAGTTCGTACACCGGCTTCCCGTTAGGCAACTTATCGTCTACGTGCCAGCCGTTTATGTCGATCATCGTCAGGCCGCTGCCTTCCTGATTAACCGCCTCCAGAAACTTATTCGACCGGTCCGGCGCTGATACCCAGAGGAAGGCGTCATACTCGCCAGTGGTGACTTTCGCCAGAGAGCGCACACCGCCTTTGGCGTAGGTCTCGACTTTTGCGTAGTCTTTTTCCAGCCCCTGCAGATATTGCCAGGAGGCATAAGAACCGCTGGTTGGCTCACCAACTGCGATTTTCACACCAGCCTTTAAATCCCCTTCATCGCTGATCTTGCCGCCCTTCTTCACCGCGACAAAAACGCATTCATCAGCCAGTTCGCCGATGATGTCCACCTTCTGCGCTTCGTTGCTGTGCCGACTGCGCCAGAACTGGAAAGCATCAGCCTGGGTGAAACCGATTTGGGCGGTACCGCTGGCCACCTTGTCGAGATTGTCCAGCGAGCCTTTGCTGGGGATCACTGTCGAACTGTAACCATACTCACTCAGGGCGCTGGCGAGGTTCACGCCGTATACCGCATTGTAGGTAAGACCCTGCAGGCCGGTAGTAATGACGACTTCAGCAGCCGAAGCGGCGTTACTCAGGCACAGCGAAGTGACCACGATTGCGGTCATGATTAACTTTTTCATGTGACTTTCCTTTTGAGGTGAGCCTTCGCCCGGAGTGGTCGCCCTGCAGAACAGTCACACGACCATTCCAAAGGCTCACCCCGAAAAGCTCTGCAGGTTTATGCGCCGGGCGTGGCACAGATATGAATAAGGCCCACAAATTCCGGCCTCATGAAGAAAACAATTGCATTTGTGCGTATAGTTTCCGTAGACCATATCCTTGTCTGAGCTCGAGAAAACTAGTTTACAATCGCAGATAAGGAATCGAATGGTGCGCCTGTGATAAGTTGTTCGAAATCGTTTTTAAACTTAGTTAAAGAGGCCGTTATGTACTCCATGAAAATAAAGTGCCCGCACTGCTTAGATCAGGTGCATCTCACTATACAAAACGTTACGGAATATGTAAGTCGTGTACCAGTAGGCGTAAATATACTTAGCCCCAACCAAGCCGTATCAATCAGAACCATTTCGTCTACATCTCCAATTACAGCTTACTCGACTGCTATATGCCCTGAGTGTAATGGTCCGTTAATGATGACTTTCAGATGCCAAGCATCAGAGTTGAGAGATATTCAAAAAGCAACTAAGGATAACAGTTGGGTCATTACTGGAATTGTGCCTAAAACACTGACTGTTTATCCGGAACTGAAAGAACCTGATGACTCGCCTTACTATCCAGAAAAAATTCGAGCCCCCTTTATTGAGCTGCAGGAAGATATTCTGATGAAGCGAACAGCGCCAAGGATTGTCGTTGGCTGCCGTAGTGTCCTTGAAGTGGCGTTAAAGGCCCTCGGTTATGAAAAGGGAAATCTTTTATCCCGTATAGACAAAGCGAGAGACGATGGGATTTTAACTGAGTCCATGAAAAACTGGGCTCATAGAATACGCATGAATGGCAATGAAGCCGTTCATGAGCTTGAAGCCAACCAGAACGAAGCGGAGGAGTTCGTCTCATTCCTCCGCCTTTTTCTGGAAGTTTCATTCGTTCTTCCTAAGCGAATATCTCAGGCTCAACTTGATACTTAGAACAGACTGCTCAGTAGTGATTTTCCCTGCTGAGCTAAACCAGCAAATTGCGCATTTCACTGACCGTCTGTTCAAATCGCTCCTTCTCAAGCTCAACACCGATACCATTCCGACCGAGCAAAGCGGCCTGCTTAAGCGTTGAGCCAGAGCCGAAGAAGAAATCCGCGACTACCTCACCAGGTCTGCTGCTTGCTTTGATGATCTGCTGCAGCATATCGGCGGGCTTTTCACATGGGTGCTTCCCCGGGTAGAACTGAACCGGCTTATGGGTCCAGACATCGGTATATGGCACCGTGACAGAAACGCTGAATGGTCTACGTAGACGCTGATACTCCTGCTGGAGTTCTGCGTATTTCCGGTTAAGTGATTGCCATGTTGCCACCAGTTGGTGGTGAGGCCTCTCCAGCTCATTGCGAGCATGCTTGTCACCGGCAATTTGCTGGAACAACTCCTGGAGCTTCAAATAGTCGGTTTCGCTAGGCAACTGCCACTGGCTAAGACCAAACCAGTGGGAAACCATATTTTTCTTTCCCGTTGCAGCAGCAATTTGAGCAGAGGTTACCCCCAGAGACTCTCTGGCATCACGGAAATATGAAATTAATGGAGTCATGACATGCTGCTTAAGCTCGCTGCATTTGACAGCGAAACCATCATCTTTCGGCCTGTAAGGGCCCTGATAATGATCTGCAAAAATGATCCGCTCAGTTGCCGGGAAATATGAACGCAGACTTTCTTTATTGCATCCGTTCCAGCGGCCTGATGGTTTGGCCCAGATGATATGGTTGAGCAGGTTAAAACGCTCTCTAACCAGTATTTCAATATCGGAGGCTAAACGGTGCCCGCAGAACAAGTACATACTGCCGGAGGGTTTTAATACCCGCCAGAACTCGGACAAACATCTATCCAGCCAACGTAAGTAATCCTCGTCCCCTTTCCACTGATTATCCCAGCCGTTCGGTTTTACCTTAAAGTAAGGCGGGTCCGTAACGATCAGGTCGATAGAGTTATCAGGTAGCGATGGAAGATATTGCAGGCAGTCAGCATTCACCAACTCAATACTGGATATTTTTACAGTGTTTTTCATAGATCAGTAAGCGTAACTCTGGTAGGCTCACTATGCTTTTGCGCTAAAGCAGTGGGCCATGGTTCGCTTGTGACCTTCTACATGAGCGAATGGCTGGCTGGGTGCTACAACACCCACCAGCCGCCCATTTTCACAGCAGGAAACCTCCGTTACTGGAGGCGCTTGTAACACCCAAACTGGTAATCAGATAACCCCGCCATCACAAGCTGCGTCAGTATTAACTGGCAACGTTCGCGCGTCAGGTGCGTATTCTGTACAATCTCTCCAGCCGTTGCAGGCTTGTCGCTTAAGGCGTTCAAAACCGCTTTGGCTGCTTCTGTCATATCTTGCTGATTTAGCATGTCTTTTACCCTTTCATTTGGCGTGACACACAGATAACTCTGGTCGAATAATTCAGCAAGCTACAAATTACCGCCACTGCGAGAAATGTGATTCGCAGCCATAAAAAAACCCGCTCGGAGGCGGGTTTGATAACGTTGAACATACAATGCCCATCGTTAAGATTAAATTTACACAAAAACGGCAACTTTGCAAGTATCGTGTCGCTATTTCATGCGAAATTTATCAAATTAGTCGTTTTTGTAACTCTCCGGAGTTGAGCATCAGTAAAACTCTCCTCCACAAAACATTTGGTCACCAGGCTTTCATAGAAAGGTTTCCAGCTATAACGCCAGGTACGCTCCGGCAAGCCAGGTAACTCTGAAAGGATGCCGCGGTATGCATTGGAGGATTTTGGCCTGCTAAACCCGCGGCCTTCACAACGCTTACATGTCTTGTAGACAGGCACTCCCTGAAGTTCGGATTCTTTGCGGTCAAGTGTCTTCCCCGTCCCGCTGCACTGGCAGCGCTTACTGATTTTCCCGGTGCCATGGCATTTCACACAAAGCACGTGATCGACATCCTGCACCTGCCGCTTAACCTCAAAATCCGAAGGTGACTGCCTCAGGTCTTTTGCCCATTGCGGTAATCTCATTGTGTAGTGGCTTTTCTCGACCATTTTAACTTTCTTCACGAACCCATTACCTGCGCATTTCGTACAGTCCGTAGTATCAGCAGCTGATGAGGCGTAGTCGTGATATGCGAACCTGGCGATGATCAGCATGCAAAGAGGAAATTTCTTGCCGGCGGCTTTCCTGACTGAGCGGGGAGCATTCTTCTTTGCATATTCGGCCAACCAGTGAATTGAGGCCATGCGGTCATTCTCGCTGATGCCAGCCTTACCCAGGAACATGGATAATCCGATCCCCGCTTCGGCCTGCGTCATCCCCAGCGCAGCCATAACGTCAGTTACGGTGAGTTGTTCGCTGGCAGTTGCTCTCCCGCTATCTGATATATGCATTCCTTTCGGGGCAAAGAATTTTGGAATTGATTCGATATTCATGCTCAGCACTCCATACACTTATTCTTTAAAAATGACGCCAATGCCAAGCGCACGATCAAGAAAACGGATTAGCAGCTCCAGCTGCGAACCATACTTCTCTTCAAATGCGATGAGGTTGGCATGTAGTTCATCGTGATGCGCTCTGCACAGCGGTATCACGAACAGGTCATGGGCTTTGGTTGCTGTTCCTCCCATACCATGCCCTATTATATGGTGTCGATCGTCAGCTGGTTGCCTACAGCAGGCACATTCCTGTGTTTTTACCCACTGGGTGTATTGAGGGCAAGTCCAGCGCCGGCGCTTCGGCCGCAACATAAATGCTTCAGGGCAGTCCGGATCCACGCCCAACCGGAGAATAGGTCTCCCTGCATCCTGGTCACCCGTCTCCAGATCACCTGTTATGGCATGGCTTTCCCTCTTATCCAGACGTCTTTTAAGTATGTCGGCCGCGGGTATTGCCGGGATGATGTCGCTGTCCCTGTATACCGAACGGTGCGGCTCTGGAGCTATCCGCAAGGCCTTTTCAGCCATAGCCTCCGTTATCGCATCAGAAATCCCAGACTGAACAGCCCACCAGCACAACTCTGCCAGGGATAATGTCCTTTCCCGGGTGCATCCAAGCGAAAGCAGGACCATATCGATGACCCAGTCGATAACATTACGGCTTGCTATTTCCTTGATCGCCGGATCCGGCTCATCTCGAAGCTTATTGTCGCAATGCCAGCATAATAAAACGGAGCCATGATCTTGCCTTAAGATGACTGTTTCGATGTGGTGATATCCCTCATCATGATTCTGGCATTGTCTGACTGCCAGGCTAAGCCATCGCTCCAGCCCCTCAATACCTCCCGCAGCAGTGATGACACGTGGATCGGTAAAGAAAGGAACAAGGCTGCGATCTACGGATAACGGCTGGCGAGCGTCTGGCACTTTCCCCGTCGGAAAATCGGCCATGTACTCGGGCTGTGGAGTTATTAGAACTCGCCCCTGAGCAAAGAGGCTCATCAGCTCCTTTCCCGGTTTAAAGAGTACTACGCCGAGGCGGGGCACAATCTCTGGTGTTAGTAATCCGCGCAAGATCATCCCCTACTGCGTGACAATGCCGAGCAGTCTCAGAAGCTCGGGAAATTTTGATTCAAAAAAATGTGGCTGAGTCTCCCGGGGATTCGCAGGGCTGGTGATATTTTTCCCGTAAAGGCAGCCTTTGGCTGTTACAGACCAGAATTTTTTTACTCCGTTTAATCCGCTCCGGCTTTGCCGTTCCTTCTGATCCACGATCCCGGCACGCGCCATTAAGTGATATGCCTGGTTTGCAGTTAGCCGTATCCCATGGGTTTTAAGCAGAGCACTAAGCGAGAGTGTTGGACGACTGGATCCATCCATGGCGCCGGCTGGAGCATCAATCGCATAAGCAGGCATTAAATCTGGAAGCCCGGCCGCCTGTTGCAATTTCTGGTAAGCACCAAGTTTGGAAGAATTGGAGAGGTTTAATGTTCGGGATGCTGACTCCAGCAAAATGACACCAGCCTGAATACGATCGGAGGTCAGCGTTGTCATAGTATTTTGCACCGCATCAAACGTTCTGATGACTTTCAGATTGAAGGCGGCGCTAATCCACATAGCATAGGCATACACCAATTCCTTGCAGGCGTATGTCCCAGGGTTGATCCCTCCTCTCACAACATCGACAGGAGCAAACGCCATATCTGGCGTTAGCTCAGCAATCAACTGAGCTGCCATCTCGGACCGAAGCCAGCGGTTAGGATTATGACGTTCTTCTCCACCAGCTGCGCGCTGAAAGTCATTTAAACAAAATCGACCTGCTGAATCCCGGCGAACGAAAATACCTTCTATCGCCAAATGAGAGTGGTTTTTGGGCGCACCATAGCCCATAACGTGGTTAGCCATATTTATCTCCATACACTTTAACGTGACGATCGGGCCTGCACGCCCGGTTCGTTTACACACCTTGAGATTAATGCCTGATTGCATAGTCTTCAACCTACCACTGAACAAACATCCAGCACTTTATTGAATGCCGTTATGGTGATCTCAACTCTCCCTCCCTTTGCATTCTCACCCCACTCGATCGTCATCCTCTTAACCTGGCTGTCATCCTCCCAGATACCGGCGTATGTAAGTGCGTCGAAAAGCGCCTTGTTGTAGTTGTCCAGATCGCGGCGGCGGTAATCAGGCGGATGCAGGACAATGACTACCTCCGCTGGTGAAGCGGAGGGTTTTGGGACTGCTTTCAGCTGTTCGATAATCGCTGCTCTTACAGCATGTTTGAATTTGCGGCCGGCTTCGCTGACCAGCAATTTACCTTTTGCAGTCCCCTTATTTGGGGACCGCCAGTAGGAGTTCACGCTGGGCGGGAAAGGAAGAATAAATTTCATTCATCCTCCAAAATCAACTTGAGCTCAAAGGGAACCTCCCCTCCGCAATAGCAAAGTTGTCCCAGGTCAGACATAAGGCGCCATAGGGTCATTGACGAGTAGCCATTTTCGTCTGTCGCCAACGGTACAAACTCTCCGAATATCCCCGGATAACGTATACGGTTCTCTTCGTGTTGTTTTTCCAAATGATTGAGGGAAACTTCATTAAGTTTCACTTTCACGATGCTGTTGAGGTTAACGACCAGCTCCTTTCGGGAAAACGAAGGAGTGATGCTGATACCGCGGGATACCCCGCGGGTGATTGTGATGGCCCCTTTTCTCTCCAGTGCCTTCAGGTGGCTTGCCGCCGCATTGGGGGACCGGCACCCCAGCATGCCGGTCAGCTCGTAGGTAGTAGGCGGGAAACCATGCTTACGCTGGTAGTCGATCAGGAGGTTCAGAACCTCCTGCTGCCTGAGAGTTAACTTCATCACGCGGCTCGCTCCTGTTTGTTAATGCACATTTCCGGCAGATTGGCCCTAACCAGCGCCTCAGCGAACGGGGGCGGAACGGCATTTCCGCAGCGCGCAACTTGTTTTTCCTTCGAATACTTCACGCCGCGGTAGTCCCGGTCGATGATGTACCAGTCCGGGAATCCTTGAGCGCGGTAAAGTTCATGTGGCTGCAGCATGCGCATTCCGATGTCAACAATGCGGTAAACGATGCCCTTAATCGTCACCAGTTCACTGACGCCAAAAGAATTGAGGAACTCTTTAACTTGATCCGCACGCCGCTCGTCGTAATCATTAGCCGCCAACAGCGCGCTAACCTCTCCCACATGCTGACCTCCAGCGGTGATTGTCGGCATCGGTTCATCGGTACGCTGACCATCACGGCAGGTACCACGCAGTTTTACCAGGTGCGATGTCACAAGAGCATGATGATCAACGGTAGTAACTGAGTGAGCTGGCTCATCAAGCGCAACGCCCGGACCGGTGTAGTTCCCGCCATAGTGTTTCGCCAGGAACGCAGTTGTTACGGCAAACTTATTGCCCCCAGCTGTAACAGTACCCAACGGTTTACCAAGATTGAGAACCCGCGGCGATTGCCCCACCCGTTCGCCATACCCCATCTGAATAAGCGTGGCCATGGCTAACTGAGACTTACCCCCACCACCAGCGGTAATCGTAGCGCTGGGCTCATCTGCCCGGTGGCCGATACTGCCGCCGAACTGGCGCGCGATCACCGGCGCAACTATGCATGCTCGAGATTGCTTAAGGATGGTATGCGCTGGTTTGTTGAGTGGACGCGGTTTCGCCTGGTACTGGCTACCACCACCTCCAGCCATAAACGGTGCCAGAGTAGGTATAGCCAGCGCGTAGCCGTGGGTTTTGGTAATTGTCTGTATCGGCGAATACAACGCCTGTCCACGGAAACAATCATATTTACCGCGCGTCGTGGTGTGGTTGCATTTCACGATGAATGGGTTATCGCTATCGACCACAAATCTCTGGATACCCCGAGCTATACGCTTCAACGTGTTAACTGCAAGAGGCTTTTTGCGGTCAAATATCGATGGTGTAGGAATGGACCAGTCGATGCATTCAGCAGCTGTCCTCCATGCCGCCAGTTTACCTGTCAGCACCGCGGTCGATTTAGGGTCACCATGCGAAGCCTCAGGCCAGACAATGGGTTTATCGTCGCAACGCATCAACATAAAGAATCGCTTGCGGATCGTAGGCGCACCATAATCACTGGCACGAAGTTCGCGATATTCGACCTTATACCCGAGGCCAGCAATCAGCCGTTTAGCTTGTTTGCTAGCCGGCGATATGCCTAGAAATTCGCAACATTCGAACAGCGCCGGGTGATCATCAGGTATTCCAGTGGATAGCATTCCAACAAATGCCCGGAATGTTTCACCCGAACGCTCAGGATCAGGACGCATCTCACAAGAAAGCAGTGGGCCCCACGTTTTAAACTCTTCAACATTTTCGAGAGCCATTACACGAGGGCGAACATCCAGTGCCCAGCGAACAGATACCCAAGCCAGCCCGCGAATCTCACGTTTTACAGGTTTACTGCCTCGCGCCTTTGAATAGTGGGTACAATCTGGACTGAACCATGCAAAACCGACTGCCTTTCCGCCAGTCGCGGCTAAAGGATCAACGTCAAACACGTTCTCACAATAATGAAGCGTGTCAGGGTGATTCGTCCGGTGCATGGCCACAGCATTTTCGTCATGGTTAATGGCAATATCGACACTACGCCCAATAGCCATCTCAATCCCGGTAGAAGCGCCGCCGCCTCCGGCAAAGTTATCTACGATAATTTCACGCATGGCTAACCCCCTGCATGCTGCTGGCCAGCCCGCTGGCAATAGTTATGATTTCGGAACTGGGCGTACGCTCAAGCCACAGCTGATTGATGTGTGCCTTCAGCTTATTTTGCTGAGACTCGTTTAGATCGTTCACCCCTTCGACTCGCTCAAAAACCAGGCCTACTTCCAGTGGCCATATCCGGCTTTCGTGTAAGGCCTGTTTGGCAACTGGGAGAGCTTCCCGAACATGAGTGCGGATCAGTCTGCTGTTGAACCAGCTCGCTTTATCCAGGCTGCCGACAATATCGATGAACTCAGTTACCGGGCATGTGTCGACAAACTCTGCATACACCGAATTCATACGTTCTATGGTTTCTTCACGTGCAGTTGTGGATCCGAGATCAATACCGTTTAGCCAGCCCACCAGCGCTTGTTTCGCAGTTTGTTTGATGATCAGGGATTGAGCTGTGGCGATCACTTCTGAGTTAACCGGTGTAAACTCCGGTTTATCCACTGAATCAGCCGCCCAGGTATGACCAAATTTCGACTCGGCGAAGGTGTACTCGGCTTTATCGCCAAAAGCAGCAACCACGCATGCCCAGGATCTTATGCCGCTTTTCGCAAGGATTTCGTTCTGAAGGAGCGGTATTTCAGTTTCGCCTTGCTCTGTCTGGGGCAGCTCCATTATTGAAGCTGTTGCCTGTTTACCCACGGCGTACTGGGCCAGGGCCATACTCGCGCGCCCCTTCGCTTCAAGAGCCACACGATCGATATAGCTAAAGCGCTCCCCTCGCCATGACTTATCAAATACAACAATCGCCCCGGCAAAGAAGGCACTGGTCGGCTTCTGCTTATCGTCCGCCGGCTTAAACCAGGTAGGAAGATCGAAACCGATGCGACCGCGGATAAAACAGACATGATCCGCATCTTCTGGCCACCACGTCTCACTCGTCGCTGACTTCACCAGAAAGACATAACGACCGCCATTTTCGCGCTGAGCGGATGCATAACTCATGATGTGGGTCATGCCTGTGATCGCCTGCTTTTCGTGATACTGAGAACGGCTATACGGCGGATTTCCAAATGCCGCGCCGCCGAGTTCTATCAGTCGCCCCGCCCAGTCCTGCGTCAGGGCATTGTCTTCTGCTGAGTACCACGCAGGGCATTTTGCGTTGGTTTCGTCTGCAAAGAGGTCCAGCACCAGCGGGCCATACATAGCGTTAACCCCCCAGAACAACATATCGGGCGTTCTCCACTGGTCGCCCACCTCCTTGAGATAATGGGCAGGGGCAGCACGTAATGCATCCAGAGCATCACAGTATTGGCTTCTGGTGATTGGGAGTTCGGCCTCATCCACCAGCATTTCCCCTTCGCTGGTCGTGTTCAGTCGATGCACAGATCACCTCCGCAGTAATTCCCGGCTAACAGACACTCAGTGTGTGATTTCCCCATGCGTGCTTTCCGGAGGCAGGCATTTTTCTGACGAATGTAATACTCAAGAGTTTTCTGGCTGCAGCTTGAGGTACTGAGTTGGTGCCATACAGTAGCGGCCCGGCGATACAGGCTGCGCTCTTCGAGTTTTTTAGCGGCTTTTTCCTGTTCCAGGTTGCCTCTGGACTTAAAGTCGTCCTGTAGGTCATCGCAGCAGGATGCATCATTGATGACTCGATAAATAAAACCGCATGAGGTTGCTTTGGTTTCCAGGCGCCCTTCTGTGTACAGGCGATAAACGGCACTTTTCACAGAAACAGGTTTGCAGTCAGGAAAGGCGGCAATGATATCGCGCATTTTCTGATCTGGGTTTTTAGCAATGAATTCAAAGGCCATTTGAGTAATGTTCATCCACGAAACCCCTTCGGTATGGTCGTTTGCACTGCACCAATTTGGTTGATATCACGTGGCTTACTTCTGTCCCAGGATTCCCGTGGCGGTCGCCCTTTGGCATCCCAGCGGATAGCGCTTTGCAGATAGCCTTCGAATTTTTTAGGACCAAAAAGCGTCTCGGGGCGCATGTACTGGTATTGCTCGTCGTTGCCATGCCAGTGCTCATGCTTAACGTCAATAACGAGTTTCAGATCTGGAACGGTATGCCCCTCACGCAGACGTGCCCGAATGTTTTCGAGGGAAGTTTTTGACTTCTGAAACCGGGAGCCACTGACCTGGTTCAGATGCGTCAGAACTTCGATCGCATGGTCAGTGATCACCACTTCAGGATCCGGCTTATCGTCGGGTTCCGCAGGAGCCCGACAAAAAGGTTTTTTAGATGACGGATCTAATGACGGATCTAATGACGGATCGCCTTCAACCATTGAGGGGTCCCCCCGCAATATTTGAGGGGATGCAGACCCATTATTTGAGGCGTCAGAATTTGACCCCTCAAATTTTGAACCCTCAATTTCTGAGGCATCAAATTTTGATTGTTCACGCGGGGTTGCGTAGAAGAGTTTTGCTTCAGCTGCTGCACGTTCCAGCATATCGACGTTGAGTTTGTAGACGTTCGAATTATTCTTGCCGCCTACGCGACGCTCCTGCTTCTTCAGCCACCCTTTCGCCTGAAGTTTTTTAATGGCGCTTCGAACAGTGTTCTCGCTCTTTGCCCCGATCTGTCGCTGAATAGTTGTCACAGCAGGCCACGATATTCCTTCGTCGTTGCTGAAGTCAGCCAGGCGGGCCATGACCGCTATTTCAGATATGATCAGGCCTTTGAAAGCACAGGCTTCCCATACCAGACCGTGTAATTTACTGCTCATGGCTGCCCTCTACTTCCCTGAATTTTCGTTGAAACTGATCGAGTGGGCTAAAACACTCGTGCGGATAGCCTTCCCTGAGGTAAATGACACGATTGGTCTCACGTTCCCACCGTATGACTCTGACGGGCTTGCCATAGTGGTCTCTGAACTTTCGGTTAACTTCGCGCATAACGCTTTTACCCTCCGGTTAAAGACCCCCACAATTGCCGTTGCCCGGCTGTGGTTACATGAAACCCATTTACCGCATACCATGCGTTCATACCGAAACAGCGCAGCACCCGTCACCGGACGCATACGTAGTTGCGGTAACCTGAGATTTACGATTAAATTGCTCATGCGGATTATTTCTCCATACACGTTGATTTATCTGCCACGACGCCCGGAGCTGCACACTCGCGGGCGTCACTCTTTTCTGGCTGACAAAAGACACGGAAAAGTAACGTTAAATGCTCCTGCCATTTCGCCATGACCTGGTAACTGTTCTCCTCGATCTGCTCACGTTCGGCCTGGTCAATAACACCGTCAGCAGTGGCTTTGCGTAGATACTGCGAGTGTTTTCCTATCCACTCGATCGACTCCATCAAGCGCTGGTTAATATCGGCATTGTCAACTTCCTCGATATCGGCCAGTGGCACGAATACCCCGTTCGAATGGCGTGCTATCGCATTGGCAATGTGGTTTGATCCACCAGCACGCTGCAGAACCATTGCCCAGCCGAGAGGAAAAATCTGATCACCATCGGCGCGTAAACGGTTAAACAATGCATTTTCAGTAACGCCCAGCCACTCCGCTGCTTCCACGTAACCACCGTCCAAATCAGTGATCGTTTTTTTTATAGCGGCCACCAGCCATGCCGGCTGCTTATCCACTTTCCATTCAGGTTCATTCATTGGTATTACCTCTGTTGGTGCCGAACGCGCCTTCGGATATTCTGGGTTTTCCACACCTAAGGACCGAAGGAGGTTCTGTATGGCAATTGATTACGCTAAGATCTTCATCTCTCATGTTCGTAATGTTTCCAAAGCCAATAAGTGGTTAACAGAAGGTGAAGCACTCCCTACCTATCGGTCCTGGATCCGTGCTGAGCAGTTGCTGCGCCTTGACGTTGTTCTGATTAAGCACAGAGAGCGCTATTCCGCTCCTTGGGAGCCGCTTTTCGGACGTAATGGAATTACTCATCTTCTTGCGACCCGTTACGGCTGGTCACCTGAGCAAGTGAGGATGCTTTCTTTCGCTGATGTTCTTCTTTCGCTTCAGCAAGATCTGGCAGAAGTGAATATCCCACCGGAAGAACTGGCCCTTCCTGAATACGTTCGCCAGTCTGACGAATTCGAAATTCTCTCCCGAGGTCAATATCGAACTGAATTGCCACCTTGTCAGGAGCATGAATGGGATCATACGATTGCAGAGAGAGACCAAGGCCAGCGTAAGCCACAATAAGTGCTTCAGCAGCTTCCAGCTCATTGACCGTACTACGATGCTCTTCCAGTTTTTCCTGGTGGTATACGAGGTACAAAATGGCATTGGCTTTCCCAATGAGCCAGTCAGCTAAATCACGCCCTTCGAGCCCGCCGGCCCAAACTTGCGGGCTGTCTTTGAACACCTTCAGAGTTACTTCATCATTGCTATGATTTTTGCCTGTTACATTGCCCACGGCTTACCCCTTATCTCTGTGGTTATTTCAGGTGAAACCACATGTTATTGTTTGGAATAGATATCTGGCCGAAGGTCAAACTTAGTGATCTGGCCTGATGTGATGTTTTCCAGCTTTTTGGCCAGATTAAAGCCGGCCTTTTTGTAACCGTTAAAAACTAAACGCAGATAACCGGTTGTAGAACCAACGCTTGCCGCTAATGTGCTTTGTTGCTCTTTGGTCAATGAATCCCAAAACTCTTTCATATATGTACCTCCTATGTACATATTACACAAAAGAAATGAACCTTCAAGGTACTTGTACCTTTGAGGTACACGCGGTTAAATTTCAATATGAAAACAATCCAGGAAATCAGGCGGTTAAACGCCAGAAAATTGAGAGATGGTGTTGGTGGAAATATCTACTTCGCCAACATGATTGATCGCGAGCCTACCCAAACCAGCCGGTTTATGGGTGATGGTGCAACTAAGAACATTGGTGATGCTATGGCCCGGCACATCGAAAAGTGTTTTGACTTGCCTATGGGTTGGTTAGATCAGGAACATCAAACCACTAATGTTGCTAAATCACCGGATGTTTCAGATACGAATAGAAATTTTGTTATGGTTCCGGTTATATCCTGGGTACAGGCTGGAGCATGGACCGAATTTGGCTATGCTGAGGTGGACTTGAATAGTACAGAAAACTATCCATGCCCTGTACCATGTGGGCCCATGACTTATATTCTTCGCGTTATTGGCGACTCGATGATCGATGAATACCGACCTGGCGATATGATTTTTGTGGATCCAGAAGTACCAGCAGCGCACGGTGACGATGTAATTGCGTTAATGCATGATTCTGGAGAGACTACTTTCAAACGCCTGATTGAGGATGCGGGACAACGTTACCTAAAAGCTCTGAACACAAACTGGCCAGAGCCTTATATCAAAATCAATGGCAATTGTTCGATTATCGGCACCGTTATTTTTTCTGGAAAACCAAGAAGATAACTTATAAGAGCCTCACCAGCATGACTTAACCTGCTCCGGCAGGTTTTTTTATACTTGACAATGTACCCCGAAGGTACATAATGTACCTAAAAGAAACAGCGGACAGGCAGAACGCCCACGAAGTAGCCGCCCGGGGCATACGAAGACCGGGATGATTCGCAGGTATGAAAAAAGCGCCCATAGGACGCTTTGCTCTTTAACAATCTGGATATCCACTAACAATCAAGCTTTAGGCTTTGGCTTAACTGGTTGCGGAGGTCTTGGGTTTGCCGGTTTATGACCGCCAGCTCTTTCAACCATGGGGATTTTTCCTCGGTAGGTCTCCTGCTAACCATGCAGAAAACATCTCTTGTTTGGTGAGTTCCCTGTTTTTGTCCGTTCGGTCTAGGGAAATTGCTGCCCGTTTTTGAGCCGGTAATTCAAGACATCCCCAGGGCTTTGAATCGGCGTTTTGAAGATGTTTAAAACGCGCGAGTAATTCTTCATCCGAAAGAGAAGGTTCGTCTGTAATTAGTTCCAGATATAAGCGCGCTTGCTCGGTTGCGATACCTGAAGAGCGGGAGAATTGATAAACAACCTGGCTCACCGATAAGGCAGCGATGAAAGCACCAAACCAAGCGTAGCCAGTGATAGAAACAAAAACACCACATCCCGATAAAATTATTAGGAAAGTCATTAATCGATCGATTCGACCAGTCAAAGTTGCAAACATCTTTTCGACGTAGTGCGAATAAGTGATATCAAAAATCAAGTCATATCGGGACATGGTTCACCTCAGTCTGAATCATCAGGTTTTGGCGGTGGTTCAGGCCTCTTGTAAGGAGGCATGTGCCGCTCTTCATAGTCATTGCAGTTCATAAAAGCTCCTTTTGTTGTTGGGGATATCCAGATTAACCGAATCCTTGTTGTTGGGGAATAACCAGGATCCACCTCGCCTGATGTGGGTAAAAGCAGGCACGCAACATGAAAGCGCATTCCATCTTCCATCGGTCGTGGGGATCGGTTTGTAACTGAAGGAGTGCGCTTCCAGTTGTGAACGGCAATATTCGCAACCGCTGTATGGCACATGCAGCGTTAGCCGCCAGAGAGTTACCTTTATCCATGCGCTCTCAGGAATTCCGGAAGAATGTGCAAGCTAAGTGTTTCAGGCACGACGTGCGCCCCACCAGCGCGGCGAAAAGGTGTGACGCCCGGGAAGAGTCCGGGACACAACAGGTGAGAGCATTGGCGGTAACTCCGAAAGCTGACAGTTATCGTCCCGACGAAGAAGCGAGTAAGTCAGCGCTGCTCGTAGAAGAATCGGAACCCAATGCTCTCTCCGTTGTGACGTGTACAAGCGTACTGCAGCGCCGGTCGACGCAAAGACCCGGAAATCGACTGAGCACCAGCATCTGGTTGCCAATACCAAAACAGAGCGGCGGGAAGTAAGCAGACTAGCGACCTGGTGTCACAACTCCATCACGTAGCCAGCGTGGTAACCCGTAGTACCTGTAACGAAAGCTGTGTGAACTTTTGGCGGTGCCAGTTTCCCTTTGTTTCTGGTACCGCCCTTTTTACACAAGACACAAGAGCATCACCGGGCGACGGGCTCATAACCCAATCCACCCGGGCGGCGGTCAACCGCAGATGCTCTTCTGTGTTGTGTATGGAGAAAATTCCGGCGGTTGCAGCCGCCTTTCATGAGGGTAAAAACCATGAGTAATGATCGCATGACAGTCGTGCCCGATTTCCTGGGTGAACTTGACGCCGGCGTATTCATGAACAAGATTGCGGCGGCGCTCAATACCACCGCGCTCGGTGTTCTTAACAACGGCAACAAAGGCAAGGTAGTCCTCACCTTTGATTTTGAGCGTATGGGCAACTCTGTTGAAGAGAAGCGCGTCAAGATCAAGCATCGCCTGAATTACAGCACCCCTACCCCACGCGGCAAAGCGTCCGAAGAGGACACCACCGAAACACCAATGTGGGTTAACAAGGGCGGCAAACTCACCATCCTGCAGGAAGACCAGGGCCAACTCTTCGGTATCACCGGCACGGTGGACGGAAAGCTTAAAGCGGCTCAGTGATCCGCGCGCACAAATTCACTGATACCACTTTGCTCATCAGTTAATAAGGAATTTTTATGTCTCAGTTAGACAGCGGTACTTTTCAGCAGGTTAAAGACCTGGTGCTCTCCGGTTATCACCTGAACGATATCCACAGCCTGGCTTGTCCGACCGCACTGCTACCTCAGAACACTAGCGTTGAAAGCCTGGAGCGTTTTGCTCTTGAGCGTTTCCGTTTCCGCGGTGCCATGGACACAACCAGCATTGATGATTTCGTTCGTTATTCCGTTGGTTATGCCCAGGAAGATGATAAAGCACGTTGCTTTATTGATGCCGATAACATGCTTGCGCGTTCTATCTTCAACATCGGTACGCTGGATAATCCCGGTCACGCTGATAACGTCGCCTCGATCAAGCTGAAGAAAACAGCCCCATTCCGCGCGCTGCTGTCGATCAACGGGGATCACCTTAACCAGAAGCAAATCGCCGAATGGCTAGAAGACTGGAGTGATTACCTGATTGCATTCGATGCCGACGGTAACACGATGAAAATCGCCCAGGCCGCGCAGGCAGTTCGCCGCGTCACCATCCAGCAAACTAATGCCTCCGATCATGAAGATGGTGATTTCAGTGGCAAAAAATCGCTGATGCAGAGTATCGAAGCCAGCAGTAAAGACGTGATGCCGGTGGCGTTCGAGTTCAAATGTGTGCCGTATGAAGGACTCGGCGAACGTGCATTCAGCCTGCGCAATAGTCTGCTGAAAAGTAATGACCCGGTATTCGTCCTGCGTATCGTCCAGTTGGAAGCCCTGGAAGAAGCGATCGCCAATGAGTTCCGCGACCTGCTGACTGGTAAGTTCGATGGCAAACCGGTCGAGACCTTCATCGGTACTTTCAAAGCCTAAGCCTGATTGCTCAGCCTTAAATCTCCGCTGCTGCGGGGATTTATTGAAGCGTAATCCTTTTATTTATCGCCTTATGGCGAGGGATTTCTACACCCAAATAACAGCGCTGTGCAGGCGTAACGTATGGAGAAAATAATGAGCTTTATTCAAACCCTTTCGGGTAAACACTTTAATTATCTCGACATCCAGCAAGACGCGATCGAGATCGAGGATATTGCCACCGCCCTCTCGCATATCTGCCGATTTGCCGGCCACCTGCCAGAGTTCTACAGCGTTGGACAGCACAGCGTTTTATCCAGCCTGCTCGTACCGCAGGAGTTCGCACTTGAGGCACTTCTCCACGATGCTGCCGAGGCTTACCTGCAGGATATCCCGGCTCCGCTTAAACACCTCTTACCTGACTATCGCGCAATAGAGACTCGGGTTGATGCAGCAATACGTCAGAAATTCGGCCTGCCGGCTGAGCAGCACCCGACCGTTAAATATGCCGACCTGGTGATGTTGGCCAGCGAACGTCGTGACTTTGAGATCGACGACGGCACTGTCTGGCCCATGCTCGAAGGCATTATTCCGACGGATCAATTCGTTATTAATCCGGTTCGCCCAGGCCAGGCCTACGGGATGTTCATGAACCGCTTCCACCAGCTGATGGAGCGGCGCTAATGGCACATATGAAAGTTAAAGAACTGGTCGCTGCAGCTTACGCTGCGGCATCCGATCTTCCACCGGAAAAAGCAGAGTTAATGCGCAATATCGCTACACGGTTGGATGTAACGTTCATCGCTCTTACCGAAGCAATGGACCAAAACACAGCGCAGGCTGCAGTGTTGGCAGGCCCGAATGGGGTTAAAAACCATGGCTAAAAACTCGATCGACGTGTACGGCGCCAGCGGCAAAACCAACGCCCTTTCGTTTGAACCGGAAAAGCTTCATCTGGTCACCGATAAGACCCACCCTCTCTACGATGAGCGGGTCCACCTTCCTATCGACGAAGGGATGGTTCTGAACATCAAGGAGCTGGGTGTACTGGAGCCGATTATCGTCTGGAAAGACTCTGAAACTGGGCTCACCTGTGTAGTTGTAGGCCGTCAGCGTGTTAAGCATACCCTGGAGGCAAATAAGCTTCTTTTGAAAGAGGGCAAAGCCCCACTGCTTGTTCCTGGGGTTGTTAAGCGCGGATCAGCAAATCAGATGGCTAAATACATGGTCAGCGAAAACGAAATTCGCCGACCTGATACACCGCTTGGCCGGGCTAAAAAAATGTCAGATGCACTCGACCGCGGGCTCGATGAGGACGACATTGCAGTATTGTTTGGCTGCAGCGTTCAGACCGTTCGTGCAACGCTCTCCCTCCTCGAGGCTACCCAGGCCGTCCGGGAAGCGGTAGAGGCTGGCACAATTACCGTCACCCAGGCGCGTCAGTTGGCATCGCTTAAACCCGAAGAGCAACGGGAAAAGGTCAAGCTGATCGAGACAGCGACCGCCGGCACTACGGGCCATGAAAAAGCCCGGCGACAGCGCCTGGTTCTTGGTGAAGCAAAGCCGCGTATCAAATCACGCAAGGAAATTGCAAAAGCCCTCGAAGATGCCAGCGGCGAGTATGCCGAGGCTCTGCGCTGGGTGCTTGGGGAGGCGGTATGAATATTGATCCTGAGAATTACAGCAAATACACCCTGCGTCGGTTCGCCGCCCTGTTCGATGTGAACTGCTGGGTGCTGATTGCCGGAGTAACCGTTGGTATCTGCATGTTTATTGAATGGGTGACAGCATGAACATCGAAACAGTAAACGAGCTCATAGCCTCCCTGGAGTCTGCAGGCGAGCTGTCGATCAGAGAGCAGAAGTTCCTGAAGCTGGCGAAAGCGTACCAGCAGCTTGCGGCGGAGAATGTAGTCAGGCAGGAATTCATCAAAATCTGTTTCCGCGCAGCAGCAGACGGCGCATCACTGGATGGCTCAGATATTCAGGAGATAGGTGAGCGCCTCGGGCTGTTTGGTCGCGAAACATACCAACCGATGCTGCACGGGTATATCTGTGGTCATGAGGCTGGCAAAGATAGCGTGTATGTGATGAAAAGCGCGCCCGCCACCGATCGCATCCTAGCCGAAGCCGAGGCGCGCGGAGTTGAGAAGTTCGCAGCAGAGCAAAGAGGAGTGGCTGAGCGCCTGCAAAAAAGCAATGTAGCTGTGGCTGAGCGTAGCATTTCATTCTGTTTAGATAGTGCAGAAGAGGCTGAAGTTTTCGCCAAGCAGCTGCGCGAGGGGGCCAAATGATCCCCGACATTAGTTCGTTAATCACTGCTGGCGCGCTGTTTGTCTCCAACCATTCTGGCGGCAAAGACAGCCAGGCGATGCTCATCAATCTACTTGAGGTCATCCCGCCGAAGCAGCTCGTTGTCGTACATGCGTCCCTTGGCGCAATGGAATGGCCAGGAGCGTTGGAGCTGGCCCAGAAGCAGGCAGAGGCCGCAGGCATACCGTTCATCGTCGCCCGTGCACACAAGACCCTGCTGGAGATGGTAGAGCGTCGATTCGTGAACCGCCCAGAGGTTCCGAGCTGGCCTTCTGCCAGTATCCGGCAGTGCACCAGTGACCTGAAGCGCGGACCTATCCAGCGCGAGGTTAGAGCCTATGCGAAGGCCAACGGGTTCAAGGTAATCGTTAACTGCCTGGGCCTGCGGGCTCAGGAGTCGCCTAGTCGCGCAAAGCGGCAGGCGTTCCGGAAGAACGAGACGGACTCCAACTCAGTTCTGACCTGGTATGAGTGGCTGCCGGTTCATGAGATGAAGGCCGACGAAGTGTTCGCCACCATCAGCGAGGCAGGACAAGAGCCACACTACGCCTACGCACTGGGTAACGAGCGCCTGAGCTGCGTGTTCTGCATCATGGCAAGCCGCAACGATCTGAAGAACGGAGCAACGCATCACCCTGACCTGCTGGAGCAGTATGCAGCACTGGAGGCCCGTACTGGCTACACCATGCACATGAATCGGATCCCGATTAAGGAGCTTGCAGCATGACTGATATCACCGAACTGGCGCAGCGTGTGCGCCATTGGGCTGACATGGCCGCACTGACAAGCGAGCGTTTGTCTTGCTTGAGTGTAGAACAACTGGAAGAAATCGCTAATACGCTGGAGTCCCTCGCCTCCACCGTTGGCCGAGGTGAGGTATTGGTTACTGTGGCCGGTTTTACAGGCTGTGGCAAGAGCGCGATTGCTGGCGAAATTGAGATTGCCATGAAGGCTATCGGAGTACCTGTTACCTGGGCTAATGGTGATTCAGAAAAACGGATGACTGGTGCCGACTGGCTGACCGCCATCGAGATGTATAAGCCCACCGTGCGCATTGTTGAGGTAAATATTCCTCGCGCCGCTGGCATCAAGGTGGAGGCTGAGTGATGGCTATAGAAAACCCGAGTTCATGCCCGCACTGCGGCGGTGAGAATGGATTCCACACGAAAGAGGTTGTGGATTTCAAACAGTTTTATGCTTGGGATGGCTCATTCCTTGAAGGGCAGCACACCAGCGGCATTCGCGGTGGGAAAGCATTCTACTGCTGCGACTGCGGTCGGAATATAACATCGCGCATCAATAAGCCTGGAGCCAACCAATGACCAGCAAATTAACCAGAGAGCAGCTTCAAGAACGCGCTCGTGAAAACGTCAAAGCGCTGAAAATGGCATCACGACAGACAGCATTCGAAAGCGCGCGCGAAGAAATATTGGCTGACCTGCAGCTTGCTGAACTGGCGCTGGCCGCAATGGCCGGCGAGCCGGTGGCGGTCTGCATCGTAGAGGACGGTCAAATGTGTCCCGATGGCTTTGGTGAGTGCGATCATAGTCTGCCCGATGGCACACATGAACTGTACGCCACCCCGCAGCCAGCGCCGGAACATCCCGAAGTGCTGCCCTGTTCGGTATTGCTTGAGCTAGGGTTGCTCTTTGGCAAAGGCATTAAAACCAGCACCATGCTTGCCGCACTGGCGCGCAGGGCCGTATACGAATCAGATATGGCTGCGCTATCACCGGAAGAGAGAGCGGATTTTCAGACGCGAATTGAGGAGTTCAAAGCGCTGATTGCGCAGCCAGCGCCGGTAGTGCCTGATGGTTACGTGATGGTGCCTATGAGGTTAACCGCTGAGAACGGCACAAAGGGGGCGCTATCAGGTGAGTTTTCAGAAACCAAGTTCGTAAACTGCCCGGAATGCTTTGGTGATGATGAATGTGAAACCTGTGACGGCAGCGGGAGAATTGAAATCACGGTACCTGTCACCTGGACGACTATCAAAGAAATCTGGGCTAAAGGCGTTGAGCATTTCTCAGCCACAGCAAGGGAGGTGAAAGGTGAATAAGGCTGAACTGCTTGAGAAGATATTAGCGCTCGCTACTGAATGCCACACGCTGGCCTGTGAGCTTGATATTGGTGATGAGCGAACCGAAATGTTCGAAATCTACAGCGTGCTACACAACCTCGGTCGCCGCGGCTACGCCAGTCAGGTGGGGAGGCGAATGAATCCACTGCTCGCATCCTGCGATGACGAAGAAGATGAGGATGATGACTGATGCCAAGTAAATTAAAGCGCCGGCGATGGAGGCGTATGCGGGATGATTTAGCTTGGTATAAGGAGGAAGCAAAGGACCTTCATTGCCGCCTTTTGGAATTAGCCGATGAAGTTACAAACCTTCGCAAACAGATTCTCCCAGGATCTAAGCTGATTATTGCCAAAATGAAGATTTACGAAACAGATAAGGATAATCGAGACCACCAGCTATGCAGAAGATGTAATGACGGACTTCGAGGTGGGTGTTCGTCATGTTCTTTTAACGTTCGATAACCGGGTGCAGCCGGTTTATGGAGAAATAGCCATGGCAAAACTAATGAAAGCGAGTCAATGGGGAAAACGCGAATTTACCAAAGACTCTATTCCAGATAACAGAACCATTAAACGTTGGGTAGAAAATGGCCTTCTCACTGGAAAAATTGTAGACGGCACTGTGTTCGTCTACGAGTCTGAAAAGTGGGGAGTAGACTCAATGGTAAATCATACGGTTCTTCAGCTAATAAATGAAGGTTGACCATGGCCGCCAGACCGAGAAAAAGAGAATATCGTCATCTTCCAGAATACTTGTTATTTGATAAGGATCGTGGCGTTTATAAATTCACACTAATAACGGGGAAGAAGAAAAATCTTGGTAAAGACCGGGCTATGGCGATCGCTATAGCTCGCGAATATAACCTAAGAATGAGGCCATTAAATGCACCATCTGTTGAATTGTTAATCCGAGAATCAGGCGGTGTTACTGGAGAGGCTAAACCATTTGCTGAGCACGTAGATCATATCATGCAGCGAGCAATAGAGAATGAGCGACCGTCGCCAAGTACCCTTGACGACTGGAACAACGACGCTCTTAGGGTAAAAGAGTTTTTTAATATCATACCTGCTTGCGATATTGAGCTGGAGCATGTGAACGCGTACATAAATCGTTTCCACTCAGATTCATCAGCGAACGTACAAAACCGAAAGGTTAGTTTCCTTAAAAAATTGTTCTCGTATGCGGTCGATGAATCATTGATGTTTGATAACCCTGCTTCACGCAAAAAAATGCGAAGAACCGAAGAGAAGAAACGCCAACGTCTTTCACTCGATAACTTTAAAGCCATTCGGCGGGCCGCCGAACCCTGGTTACGCACAGCGATGGATTTAGCATTGCAGACGACGCACACGCGCCTTGAAGTGTCACGAATCCGGTATTCAATCAGTGAACCTAAAGACGGAATCTGCGGCTGCGTATGGTTAGCTCAACCCGAAAATGGCATCTATGGGACGCTCTACATACACAGGCAAAAAGTGCAAAAGAAAGAGGCATCACACGTAGCAATCCCGATCGGTGAAGAATTAAAGCGGATTATTGATGATAGCCGCGATAGTGTGGCCAGTCCGTTTATAGTTCATAGAATTCCAGAACGGCAGGTGAAACGCAGTAAAGAGGTTTCCCACCCTACCCAAGTTGCGCCGGATTACTTAAGCCGATCATTCTCTGCTGTACGTGACAAGTTAGGTCTATGCAACAAAATGCCTATGGACGAGAGACCAACCTTTCACGAAATTCGAGCTCTAGCTGCGCATCTTTTCGATCTGCAGGGCATCGATCCGCAAGGACGAATGGCACACAGTGATGCAAAGTCGACCAAGATTTACACACAAAACCATATCGATTGGGTTGTCGTACCTCATGGGGAAATAAAAGTTGGTTAA